GACATCTTCGGGTGACACAGGCCCCGACTTGCACGCAACGGCGCACCATGATAGATTTGACAGGTCTCACCAAGCTTTCGAGCTACGGGGGCCGGAAACTTACCTTTCCGGTACGGGGCCCATCCTTTCGGAGGGGTGGGGATGGGCCCTTGAAATCACCTCTCACGATCACGATCAAAGACGGAAGGACATCACATGTTCGGTATGACCGACGGCCAGCACCGGGACAACATCGTTTCAGGTTTCAAGTCAATTGCGGAATTTCTGTACGACTATCCCATTTCTGCATCGCTGAACACCGCCAGCCGCGTCGACGTGCAGTACAGCATCCTGGAGGAGGATAACGACAAGGCTCGCGAGGAGTACAACGGGCTGGTGCACTTCATGGGTGATGTCGTCAACAAGATCAACGCGGAGTTCAGTGCGCATGCGAACGTGTACGACACGAACACGCACCACGTTGCCAGGTTGACGTTCGGCGCGGGCACCGTTGCCTACCAGGTGCTGTGGATCGAGAAGACGGGAGACACCGAAGATGAGTGACGGAACGAAGAATTTCGAGTACTACATGCGCAAGGCCGATGAGGCGTTGCAGGCTGCCAGCGATAAGGCGAGTAGCGGATACAACGAGTCTGCGGCGTCCTTTCTCAAGGCGGCTGAGCTGTATACCGAGCAGGCCAAGCTGGTGAAAGGACCCGGGTACTGATGAGTGACGAACTGAAAGACTTCCGTTACTACGCGGACAAGGCCGAAGAGATGGTCACTACCGCTCTTCACTTTGAAACAGGGCAGCGCGCGGAGGAGCTGCACACGCGGATTGCTGCCGTGTACGCCGAACTGGCGAAGGCCGCGCCGAAGGCCGAACCCGAGCCGCGCTACATCGTGATGACTCCGGTTGAGGCTGAAATCAAGGCGGCCACTGACAAGAAGTTCGCGGCCAAGTTGAGGGGAAGACCTGAATGACCGACGACAAACCGAAGCTCAACGGCTGCGCTGTTGCGGTGTTGACCGTCTTCGCCATATTCGGCGTCACAGTGTTCTGGATTCTCCTCGAATTCGGACAGTGGATCGGGAGACAGTGATGGTGGCAGTAATGAACGCGTTTATTGCGATCGTTCTTGCGTTCATCGCAGGCGTTATCACGCTCGCACTCGGGTATGACTACCCATTGCCGTTCGTTGTGGCGGGAATCGTGTTCCTTGCCTATTTTGGCGTGGTCGTGTTCATCTTCGACGCGGACTGGGGCTAGCCGATGTCCACCCGAATCCACTGCGACTCCTGCGGGCACATGCTCGACACCACGCAGCGCCCCAACTGGTGGCACGCGACCCTCATGGGAGACACGCTCAGAGCATCCGATGGTCGGATCATCGAACCTTCGGGGCTCACGGCCCGAGCCGACAAGGATCGGCTCACGCCGATCAACAAAGCTGACCTGTGCATCCCGTGCATGTCGAAGAGTCAAGGAGAGACGACGTGACATTTGAGTACCAGAGGTCAGAACACCTCATCAACGATCACAAGATCACGATTGCGCGGTATGCGCCTACGAACGGTGACCCCACCACGCACGTCGTTGAGGTCGTCAGCAGCGCGCATGAGGCGACTCGGGTCAACTTCGACCATGAGGGGTTCAAACTCTTCAAGGCCGTTATGAACCAGTACTGAGAGGACGACGTGAGCGAGATCAAGGAACTCATGACACCGAGTGAGGTCGGGAAGGCGTTGAAAGTCGACGCGAAGACGGTCACACGTTGGGTGACCCTGGGCAGGCTCCGGGGGATCAAGACTCCGGGCGGACAGATCCGCCTGTACGCCGAGGATATCCGGGCGATCGTGAACGGTGAAGCTGAATAACACGTGAGACCCGCTGTCGATGGGGCAGCGGGTCTTTCGCTATGCTGGACAGACCTCACAACCTTCGCAAGGAATCCGCCGTGTTTTGGTATGCCCTTTTTGTCCTCGGCTACACCATGTTCGCCATCGGCGCTGGTGTTATGCTCTACGCTCCCGTTTCTACTATCATGGGCTCTTCGCCCGACTACCGCCACCGCGACACCACCGAAGACGAGATCTGGCGTGACCTCCTCGTCACGGTCGGCATCGCCGCCGTCTGGCCTATCACCATGCCGCTGTACTGGGCGAGCCGAGTCGCCGCCCGTACTGTAGAATCGTAGACACGGGGACCCTTCGGGGTCCCCGAACCTAAGACGAGAGGACGAAATGAACACGGATATGATGATGTGGACAGCATTTGGGCTGTATTGCCTGTTCGCGGTTATGATAGCTGCGGCTCTCATCAAAGAATCCAAGGATACCGATGTCGAGGACGGTCTTCGTCCGTCGCTGTATGTACTGCTGGTCATCTCGGCTGCCGGTTGGCCTGTGAGCCTTGCTTGCGTAGCGGTGATTCGGCTGGGTCGGCGAATGTCACGGAAGAGCTAGCCGAGCCGCGGCCAATGCGGTAAGCTAGAGGCACGTACACGGGAGCCCTTCGGGGCTCCCGTTTCAAGACAGAGAGAATCCCCGCGCGAGGCCAGTCGCCGGGGTTTGGACGAACAGACTGGAGTATGCTCGACATGAACAATGATACCAGCTACCACGATGATATGACAGACGACGTACTAGAGGAACGTTTCTGGGCGAAGGTCGACGCTTCCGGTGATTGCTGGGAATGGACAGCGGCGCTAGATCGCGGCTACGGAATCTTCAACACGGACAGTCGTACTGAATACGCACATAGATATTCTTGGGAGACGTTGGTGGGTGTAATACCTATCAACAAACATCTGGACCATCTATGCCGAAACAAACGTTGCGTGAACCCTGATCACCTGGAACCGGTGACAAACCAGGAGAACACGAAAAGGGGCGCGGCTGCGAGCGTACAGCGAAACCGTGCGCGCAGACAGACGCACTGCAAGATGAATCACGAGTTCACTGAGAAAAACACGCACATCAATACGAACGGCGCTCGCATCTGTCGAGAATGTCACCGCAACCGGACTAGGGCGTTCAGGGACAAAAGACGGAAGGACAACAAAGATGCTTGAAGGCACGAAACTTCACTTGGTAGACAACTGGGAGGACGCTACCAAATTCATGGATTGGGTAGCTGGACTCAATACGGAACGCATTGCCTTCGACACCGAGGGTGAGGGCCTAAATGTCCGTAAGGATAAGGTTCGTCTGATTCAGTTCGGTGACCGGGAACAGGGCTGGGCTCTGCCCGTAGATCGTTGGCTCGGTATAGCTACCGAGGTGTTCGACCGATGGGCCGCGAGTGGTCGTCGCTTCGTAGGCCACAATGCCCGATATGACGCGGGAATGCTGAAAAAGCATGGTATCAACATCCCGACGCACCTCATTGACGACACGATGATGCTCGCAGCGGTGGCAAATCCGTCAGTCCCACTCGGACTCAAATCCCAATCGGCACGACACATTGACCCCCGCGCCGCTGTGCTCCAGGGACAACTTGACGAGGTCATGCGTTCCAGCGGCAAGACATGGAAAGACATCCCCATCACCGCGGATGGACCATTTTCCACATACTGGATTTACGGCGCACTAGATGCCATCATTACCAATCGACTATGGGACCACCACGCGCCTGATGTATTCGCGAATGCGCCCAAATCCTACGACCTGGAAATCAGCGCTGGGTGGATGGCTTCCCGAATGGAGGCGGCCGGAGTCGAGTGCGACCGCGAGTACACCGCTGCGCAGCAGGGAGAGTTCGCGGGGATGTATGACGACTTGACCGCACGCATCAGCGCTGAATACGGTGTAGATGCAGGCTCCAAGGATCAGGTTGTCGCGGTGCTTCTCAAGGACGGAGTCCAGTTGTCCAAGCGGACCGATGGCGGCGCGTTCTCCCTGGACAAGGAGGTGTTGGGAACGGTTGACCACCCACTTGTACACATGATCGCGCAGCGTCGCAAGATCGAAAAACTCAGCTCGACATACCTTCGACGCTTTCTCGAAGCGAGTGAGGATGATGGGCGTATCAGAGCGTCGATCAACACCATCGGGGGATCGGGCAAGAGCGTAGGCGAGTCGGGTGGTATGTTTGGGGTGAGAACGGGGCGTATGTCCCTTTCATCCCCGAATCTGCAGCAGCTTCCCCGCGGTGGAGACCCGCTGTCTTCCGTGATCCGCAACTGCATCGTTGCCGGGGAAGGTAAGACTCTGGTGTCTGTCGACTTCGACCAGGCAGAGTTGCGCGTCATGGCGCACCTGTCCAAGGACCCCGGACTTGCGGCGGCGTTCGCGTCCACGGAAGACTTTTTCACAACGCTGACCCGACGCATCTACCACGATCCGAGCATCGTCAAGAGCGACTGGCGTAGGCAGCTTACGAAGTCTTACGTGTTCGCCACGCTGTATGGAGCTGGTAACGACAAGCTCGCTACCACCACGGGCGTGCCGCTGGGGGAGGTCGAGGACTTGCAACGGGAGTTCAACGCCGCCTATACGGGTGTGCCCGCGTTTCAGCACGCAATTCAGCGCGTAGCCAAGCAGCGGCAGCGCGACGAAGGCATTGCTTACGTACGCTCTCCGTTCACGAATCGCAAGTTCGTGGGCGAGCAGGGAAAGGAATACAAGCTCGTCAATTTCATTATCCAGGGTACGCAGGCCGAACTTCTCAAGATGAAAATGCTTGAAGTCGACGCTGCAGGGCTGGGAGACGCGATGCGGCTCCCGATCCACGACGAAATCATCCTTGAGGTAGACGACGAAGACGTGCCTGAGGCAGTGCAGACGCTCCGTGACGTTATGAACGACTCCACGCTCCTCTCGGTGCCGATCACCGCAGGAGTTGCCATCGGAAAGAAATGGGGCGAAAAGCGTGACATCTAACCACAAAATGATTATCGGTGTCGATCCCGGCAAGATGGTCGGCATGTTCATCTACCACACCGACCTGCGATGCACGATCCCACCGCCGTTCCCGTCGCAGACACCCGCTGAGCAGTACGTGAACGCGCTCGACAAGATCATTGGCTCCCGTATCATCAGGTACGGAGTCGACAGCGTGCATATCGCTGTGGAAAAGTACGTCATCACGTCACGCACCGCGAAGCTTTCGCAACAGACAGACGCTCTTGAGATCACGGGAGCCGTGAAGGCGATCGCCATGCTGCACGGCGTGACCGACGTTCGCCAGTACGCGAAGTCGAATCTCAAGTTCGCTTCGGATGACATGCTCCGCGCCGTTGACTGGTACTCACCGAAGCTCAGGCACGCCAACGACGCAGCACGCCAGGCGTTCGCGCTCCTCAAGGATGTGGACTATCCCCGCTGGTCAGAACTGGTGCGGGATGCTAAGATGGAACCTACGACGGAAGGATGAAGGATGAATGAGATCTATGCCGATCTGGGCGAAGACGACCGGATCGTCCTGTTCACACGTGATTTCAGCGGGAACCAGGATGAAACGCTGTGGAACGACTCCTATCAGATCAAGATGATCCCAGGCAAGAAGTGGGACCGCAAGGCGAAGCGCTGGACACTTCCGAAATCGTATGCCGCGTGCATCGTGCTGCGCGAGCTGTTCGGGGATCGGATCGTGGTCGAACCGGAGCTTGCCGCTTGGGCGCGTTCGGAACGGAATCGACGCGATGATGTCTTGCTACTTCGCGAGGCGTTGTCGATTGGTTGGGTCTCTCCGTACTTCAACGAGCACGATGCGATCCTGTACCCGTTCCAGGTGCCCGGACGTGACTTTCTGGTCAAAGCGCGCAATGCTCTCCTTGGTGACGAGATGGGAGTTGGCAAGAGTTTGCAGACATTGTCGGCAATTCGCGCCGTTGACTCCATCGGTGAGGCGTACCCCGCGCTCATCGTCTGCCCCAACTCCTTGAAACGGAACTGGGAACGCGAGATTCGCAGGTGGCTTCCCGAGGCGAACCCGTTCGTCATCCAGGGTAGCGCCGCGAAGCGCCGCGCCCAGATCACCGAGGCTGCGGAAGCCTCCAATGCCATCATCATCGTGAACATCGAAGCGATGAAGCTGCATTCCCGCCTGTCTTCCTTCGGGTCGAACCGGCTCAAGCGGTGCATGGAGTGCGAAACGAAGACGCAACCAGGTACGCCGGACTTGAAAGAGTCCGCCTGCGAGGTGCATGAGAAGGAACTCAACCGCATCCCGTTCCGGGTGTGCGTGCTTGATGAGGCACACAGGGTGAAGGACCCTGCAGCCTTGCAGACCCGCGCCATCTGGAACGTGTTCCACGGTTCGACTGTCGAATACCGATGGGCGCTCACGGGTACGCCCGTGGCGAATCACCCTGGTGACCTGTGGTCGATCGGGTACGCTATCGCGCCTGACGTGTTCCCCTCGAAGTCTGCCTTCATCGACCGATACGCCCGGATCGAATACAACCACTTTGGCGGCATGTCGATTGTCGGCCTCAAGCCGGACACGAAAGAGGAGTTCTTCAAGATCCTTGACCCGCACTTCCGCCGCATGATCAAGGCCGATGTGCTCAAGCAGTTGCCCGACAAGGTGTTCATGCGGCGTGATGTCGAGATGAGCCCCAAGCAGGCGAAGGCGTACAAGGACATCGCCGAGCAATTGGTGACCGTACTTGAGGACGGCACGGTGCTCGTCGCCAACGGGAACCTTGCTGGAGCAACCCGGTTGCTGCAGTTCGCGTCCGCGTACTGCGAGGTCGACCAGGGGGAGACTCCCGAGGACCCCGCCACGTGGCTTGTGTCGCTTACCGACAGCCCGAAGTCCTCGAAGATCGATGAACTCATGTCGATCATCGAAGACGATCCGGGCAAGCCGATGGTGATCGCCGCCGAACATCGGCAGCTCATCGACCTTGCAGCGGCCCGCATGACCGATGCCGGTATCCCGTTCGCTCGGGTGACCGGCGGCATCTCGGCTGACGAGCGGGATGCTGCGGTGCAGGCGTTCCAGGACGGCAAGATCGACTACATCCTGTTCACGTACAAGGCCGGTGGGGTTGGGCTCAACCTCACGCGCGCTGACACTATGGTCAGACTCCAGAGAAGTTGGTCGATGATCGACAATAACCAGGGTGTTGACCGTATCCACCGCATCGGCTCCGAGGTGCACAACAAGGTGACCATTATCGACCTGGTGGCCGCTGGCACGATCGAAGAGAAGCAACTTGAGCGGCTGTACGACAAGGCCGAACGGCTTGAGGAGATCGTGCGTGACCGCGCTAAGCTCCTTGCGCTAGGCAAGGCCACCGATGATCTGGACGCGGAAGCGGCACGGATCGAAGCAACCGGATTGATGGGAGGATAGATGTCTAGCTACATGCGGGATGTCAGTGAAGCGTTCCAAGGTGTAGACGGTAGATCACGGTGGCGTCGAATCCTCTGGGATGACGAGACCAAAGTGATGTACTTCGAAGACCACAGCGCATCGGTTGTCGAGGTGTGGCTTAACGGCCCTATCGACACTGATGATTACGATGATTTCGGAGTCTGGCCCAACAACTGCCTGCACAACGACAACGCCGTAGTCCTCTGGGAGAATACATGAGCCCAAGCATGAGGTACGACGACGAACGGGCAACGCCCGAGTACATCGCCAAGGAGAAGAAACGCAAGCGCATCGTTAACCGGCAAGCGTTCATTCGTAGATGGTGGCCTCGAATCGAGGCCGAAGTGAAGGAGAAGAGGGAACATGGGCAAGAAGAACACCGGTCCGGTTGAGGACGACGGCAGCCTGTTCGACTACTACACGGAACGCCAACGGCGATCCCAGCAGCGCAACCCCACGCGAAGCGTCGGGGACGACAGCAAGACCGACAAGGGAAAGAAGGACAAGCGATGAGCAAGAACAACGATGAACAGTACCTTGATTTCCTGCGATTCCAGGAACTCAAACCAGCCACGGTGACCAGGCGCGATGAGAAGTGGATGAACTCGAAGGACGCCAAGCGCGAGATCAAGGCACAGGCGAAGGAGGACCGGAAGCGTGGGCGACGTTAGGCGATTCTCGCAGAGCGAGTTCAAGACGTTCGCCTGTGCTCGCCGTTGGTGGTTGAGCGATTACCGACGCTTGTCGCTGGTCACGCTCAACCCTTCCGGGCCACTCCGGTCCGGGAGCCGCGTGCACACAGCGCTTGAGGCGTTCTACGGCCCCGAGCCTGAAACCTACCTTGACGTGCTCAAGGCCGCGCAGGACGCTGACTGGCAGGCGTATCTGGAGAACTGCACCGAACTCGGTGTGTACCCGGATGTCGAAGTGTCGAAGGCGTTCGAGAAGGACTGCGAGCTTGAGCGCGCGATGCTGGAAGGCTATGCCGATTGGGTTGCTGAGTCCGGCGTTGACGCCGGTATCGAGTTCACCGCGATTGAGGAGATCGTGTCGGTTCGCGGCTCGGAGTTCGCTCCGGAGATCGTGGAGCGGTTCGGAGAGTTCGAAGTCGTCGGCAAGCTCGACGCTCGCGTGCTCAGGCTCATGGACGGCGCGCGGAAGTTCGTGGACCACAAGACCGCGGCTAGCCTCACCTCCGCACTCGCGACGCTGCACATGAACCCGCAAATGCTCCACTACGGCTGGCTGGAACGCATGACGCAACCGGCGGGCACGTGGAGTGACGGGGCACTGTACAACGTGCTCAAGAAGGTCAAGCGCGGCAAGCAGGCGAAACCGCCGTTCTACGACCGGTTCGAGGTGAACCACAACGATGACCAGATCGCATCCTACGAGCTGCACATGAAGCGCAAGATCACGAAGATCTTCGAGCTTGAGGCGCTGCTCGCAGGCGCCACGGTCGAAGAGCAGGCGCACATTGCGGAGCCGAGCCCCGACGACTCTTGTAGTTGGAAGTGTCAGTTTTTCACCTTGTGTCCGCTTTTTGATGACGGCTCACGTGCTGAGGACATGGTGCGGGAGGAGTTCCGCGAGCGTGACCCGCTCGCCCGATACGCCACATGATATAATTCAGACCTAGACAAAGAGGAAGGATGCAATGACCGAAGACAGAAACCCACGTCACAACGCGACGTTTCTCGTGTACGCCGAAACCAAGCGCGGCAAGTCGACACTTGGGGCTAGCTGCCCTGGACCGGTGCTCGCGCTCGACGCCGAAGGATCCTGGAACGCGTTTGAGGGGCGTAAGAACCCCAACAACCCGAACCAGCCCTACCGCGTCATCTGGTGGGACCCGAAGGAAGCACCGCCGAAGGCGGACGGGACTTGGGACATCTGCGTGGTCGACGTGCTTCGATGGGAAACCGTCGAACAGGTCATCCAGTGGACCATCCAGCCTGACCACCCGTTCCAGTCGATCGTTGTCGACTCGGTGACGCAGCTGCAGAAACGCTGCAAGGAGGCGCTGCCCGGTTTCCAGTCCGGGAACCAGCAGTATTCGGACTGGGGTCAGCTCTTGACCCGCATGTCCGAGAAGATCCAGCGGATTCGCGACATGGTGAAAGACGTTCGCAACCCGCTCAGGGTCGCAATGTTCACAGCCGAAGGTGACCTCCGTGCGGATGGCAAGTACGTTCCGAACATGGAGGGCGCGCTTCGCAAGGGCATTGCCTACTGGATGAACAACACATTCTGCCTGGTGGTCAAGAAGGTTCCGAACCAGGATGGCATCATAACGGCTGACAGCCCGTTGGTGCGCTCACTCATGGTGAAGCCTGACCAGAACTTCATCACAGGTTCGCACTTCGAGGACCGGTTCACGTCGAACACCATCGAAAACCCCAACATCACTGAGATGATGGGCCAAATCTTCCCCGGCTTCGTGCCGGAGTAAGGACTACGAATCATGACTACTGTCCCGTGGGATGTCTTGGTCGCGAAGGCCAAGGAGAACGGACACACCGAAGTCGCCCCTGTGGGTGTTTATCAGTGCCGCATCGAGTCTGCCGAAGCTGGCGAGAACCAGAACGGCAATGCCTTCATCGAGACTCGTCTCAAGATCACCGAAGGCGAGCACGCCGGTAAGCGTCCGACGACGTTCTACCACAAGATCTACCAGACCGAGAAGACGGTCAACATCTTCATGCAGAACATGAAGGCGTTCGGCATCACGGACGAAACCGTCCTGCAGCAGCGTCCCACCCTTGACCAGGTGGCGCGTGCGATCATCGGAAAGACCGTCACAGTCAAGACGAAGGTTGCCACGGACAACCGGAAGAACAACGAGGTCAAGATGGACCGCGAGGGCAACCCTCAGGTCGAGGTGAGCTGGTCTTTCAGCGCTCCGCGTGACGGCGCGGTCGCCGTGACCGAGTTCCCCCCGGTTGGTGGCGGCGCCCCCGCTATGACCTATGGCAGCGCGATCGACCCCGGTTTCTAGAACACCCAAGGGGCTCCCGACTGGGAGCCCCTTTCACTCTTTGGAGGTAAACTCATGTACGTGGCGACAAACCGTCAGAAAAAGAACGCCTTCGCGAAGCGGGCCGACTTGCAGCGCAAGGCCGAGGAGAAACCCAAGGCCGCGCCTCGCGCGACCCCAACGCCCGTGGCCGAGCCGAAGCCTGATCTCGAAGCGCTGAAGGCTGCGGCGGCGCTGGCGGCTGCTCTCATTCACGCGGATGCACCTGACGAGCTGGAGACATCGGACGAGATTCAAGGGGGGTCTGGAACTGATTTGGAGCCCGAAGCCGAGGCCGAACCGGAGCCCAAGCGCGGCCGTCCGATGTCCGCTGCGGTCGCCAAGCGGAACGCTACGATCCTCCAGCTTCTCGCCGAGAACCCCGAAGGGCTGTCGAAGCCGCAGCTCGCTACGGAACTCCGAGAGAAGGAGGCGAACGTGTACACCTCGCTGCGCCGTCTCCAGAGTGACGGGAAGGTTCGGATGGAGAACACCGAAGGTACCAAGTACCTGTGGTACCTGGTCTGACCTGCGGAAACGTTCAGGGTTACCCCGGTGTTGACAGCATCGGGGACACCTGATAGGTTATTTCTACAAGCAAGATGAAGACCAACGATGCAAGGATGATTACCATGAACGTTACCGCGAAGCACGGGCAGGCCGCAGTTCACCTCGGCGGACGCGAGATGAACAACGGGCGCTGGTCACCCGTCTGCGGGACCCAGCACCACAACGCCGGAGGTCGCGAGGTCACCCCGCTGCGACCCACAGACAAGCCTGTCACCTGCAAGCGTTGTCTGAAGACCATTGCCATGGACGAGGCGAAGGCTGCGGTCACGGTCAAGACTCCCGCTCAGGTCCTGGTTACCGACGTCGAGACTGCCCCCGATGTCGCTGCCTTCCACCGCAAGCTGAAGGCTGGCATCGGCCTGACCTGGTAAAACAAGAAAGTCGGACCCACGGGGTTGACAGCCCCGTGGGACTCTGATAGATTACTTGTATTAGCAAGATGAAGACCAACGACGTAAGGACGAAACCATGCAGATCATCGCCGCTCACTGCGAATTCCCCGAATCTCAGAAGATGGGCGTGAATCAACACCTCATCATCGACGCTGCGGCCAGCGTCGGCAAGGAATTCCCCGAGGTGATCGGGCACGTGACCGTGATCCGTGGATTCGGCCACTTCATCGGTGACCGGTACAGCGCGCTTAAGGGCATGGAAGCTGTTATCGCACTCGACGACGCGGGCTCTATGCGACGCATCAAAGAGCTTTTGCAGTCCGGCCTTCGGAACGGTCACGACGACCGGCATTAGGCAAGGGCGGGGCCTTCGGGCCCCGCATATAGTAAGATCAAATACGGACTTCGGTCCGGCACAAGCCCCGGGCGGACGCGCCCTACTGGTCAAGCAGGGGAAAAGATCCCTGAGCCAGGTGGTTCGAATCCACCGAGGGGCACGAATGCAGTACCAGGCATCGCCGTGCAGGGAGCGTTATTGAGCGCTTACGCTTGCGGGAGATTGGACCTCGGGAGCGTTGCCTTCCGGGGTGTGGACGACGATCGTAACGGGTCGGGTGTCCGCCACATGCACCGTTAGCTCAATGGAACGAGCGGCTGTCTTACAAACAGCGGGTCGGGGGTTCGACTCCCTCACGGTGTACTAGGTTCCAGAGGACGTAGCCGCTAAGTCGGTTGGCGTGGGGTCAACAAACGTGGATGTAGCGCACCACCTGGAACCGCTAGGGCTGTTAGCTCCAACGGTAGAGCATCTGCTTTGCAAGCAGAGGGTTGTCGGTTCGAATCCGACATGGTCCACGCGGGGAGGTTGGGCGCGCTGTGCGTGTTCGGCGCTCCGCACTACAACATGGGTGTGTACGGAAGGTCTCCGGTTCGATTCCGGTATCCGCGCGGTGCGGTGTGAGGTTCGATTCCTCTTAACCATGGTGGCGAATAGGGGGATACCCCGCCTGAGGGTTCGAATCCCTCCACACCCTCAAGGTTCGGTGTCTCGCGAGTCCTGTCACGTTGAACGGCGTGACCTGAAAAGGCCGCAGGCCCTGCAAGGGGTACCGCGAGCCCGAACCGTAATACCTACAACGACGGAAGAAGGATGATGCGAACTTACCCAAAGATCCCCGGTCCGTACAAGCGACACACAGAGGGGCCGGACCGGAACAAACTCATCATCGGCCGTTGGACCTCACCGGAACTCGGGGCGCTCGCCAAACTCGATTGGACCTGGACTGAAAAAGTGGACGGGACGAACATCCGCGTCCACTGGGACGGACACAGAGTCACCTTCGGTGGTCGCACCGACAACGCCCAGATTCCCGCGAAGCTCATTGAAGTGCTGCGAGCCCTCTTCACGGAAGAGATCTTTGAACAAACCTTCAACGACACCGAGGTCACGCTCTTCGGCGAGGGGTTCGGTTCAGGTATCCAGTCGGGCGGAATCTACCGATCAGACCAAGGGTTCGCACTCTTCGACGTTCTGATTGGGCAGTTCTGGCTCAAGCGTCAGGATGTTGTCGACGTAGCGAACAAGATGGGTATCGAGTACGTGCCGTTGAAGCTCACGGCTCCGATCTCCGAAGCGATCGACTTCGTGAAGGCCGGTGTTGGTTCCGACTGGAACGACGCCAAGGCCGAGGGCCTGGTGGGTGTTGCTCCCGAAGGGCTGCTCTCCCGATCTGGTGAACGGATCATGGTCAAGATCAAACACAAAGACTTCCAGTAGGGAAATCAAACGCGAAGCGGGTACCCCTTGGGTGCCCGCTTTCTTTCGTGCTATGGTGGGAGTCCCCCCAAGATGAAGGATTCATGATGGAAGATTTCACGTCAACCCCCGAAGGCGCACTCCTGAGCGCGTGCGCGCTCGGCGCGCTCATGCTCGCGCTCATCCTCTGGCGCACGGCGCAGGGCGCGCGCGCACGCGCATCGGAGCGCGCACGCGCGTGGGCGGACATCAAGCGCCCCGAGTGGGAAGCGCGCGCGCAGCGCAAGGCAGACGCGCGCGCATCAGGCGCGCGCGCCGACGCGCGCTTGCGCATCACACTCTTGAGTGCGGTTGCGCTCGTCGCGCTCGCCGCAACGAACCTGAGTGCGCACGCCACGATCACCGCCATACAGCGCATCGGCCTCACCTCCGTTGACGCCGCGATCTCGGCTGTGATTGTCTTCGAAGCGTGGCTCGCGATCCTGGGCGCGCTGTCCCTGCGGCACATGACGCGCGGCGAAGGATTCAACCGGTACGAGGCCGGTGTTTGGACCATGGCAAGCCTTATGGGCACTATCGCCTGGTGGGGTGGTGGCAGCCCCATCTTCGCGCTGTGGCCCCTTCTCGCGGCTGTCGCGTGGCACGTGGTCATCACCTTTGGCAGGCCGCACAAGCCGTCCGCTCTGGTCGTCTGGTGGCGTATGAAGCGCGGCAAGGCGACCTCGCAGGACGCGAGCGAGGTTCTTACCGAACGGCTCATCACGCTCATTGTCAACACGGCATACGCGGCCAACGTTGGGCCCAAGATCACGCGCGCGTTCTACAAGCGCGCATATGATCGCGCGTGGGCGCGCGCGGATGCGCTCGGCATTCTCACGCCGGAAGTGCGCGCGCGCATCCAGACGCGCATCGCCGCGCGCTACGTCGGTGCGCGCGCGCTCGCTCCTGAAGCGGTTGCGCACATGAATCCTTGGAATGAGCGCGCATCGATGAGCGCGCGCACGGGCAACGCGCGCGCAGTGCGTCCGGTGAGCGCGCCTCCCGAGCGCGCACTCGAAGCGAGCGCACATGTTCCCGACGACGCGCGCGCACTCACAGATGACGCGCACGCATCGGAAGAGGTGCGCGCGCCTAAGCGGACCAAGAATGCGCCCGCAAGGGATGATGTGCTTGCGGCGATCGACGCGCAAGACATCCCTGCGGAGGCCAAGGCGTGCATGAAGGAATTCGTGGTCACCACGGGTATGTTGCCCCAGCAGAAGTGGATTGCGAGCGCGACTGGCAAGTCCATCGGGCACGCGGGCAAGTGGCTCACGCCGGTTCGCAAGGCACTCGGGTACTAGCGAGACAGCGCCCGGCACACCCTTAGGGGAGGTGTGCCGGGACCGTGCCAGCGGCACACCCGCTGGCACACCGAAAACCACGATTGACCTGCGGAAACACTGTTTCGGCACACCGGCACAGTGTGCCGAGAGTACCGCTCACTAAGTGTTTTCGCAGGTCACCGCGACCCTAGGAACAACCCGCCTGGTGTGCCGTGCCGGTCGGGTGTATAATTAATGCAGACCTAAGATCGAGACGAAAGGATCAAAGACATGACTGACGTAGTCGCCATCGAATCCACCCTGGGGAACGGTGCTGCGGGGTTCGTTGCCCTGGTGCTGTTCGCCGTCGCATGGATCATCAACGAGAAAGCCAACGGGAACAAAGCGGGTGCCATCTTTGCGCTGGTGCTCGCACTCGCCGGGTCGTTCGTGCTGTACGCGTCCACCTGGTCAGAGACCTGGTGCGGCTGGATGGGGAGCATCCTCACCGGTATCGGGGACATGTTCGGCGCTGAGATGTCGCTACCGTTCATGTTCAGCATGGCCTGCGTCGCCGCGGTCTTCATCATCGCGGTTGACCTGGGCGTGAACGCTAAGGACAACCCCTGGGCTGTCGGGGCCCTCCTGGTCGCCCCTGTGGTCGCCCACGGTGCTTCGGGCATCATCGGGAGCATGGCGCATGGGTTCTTCGGGGGGATGGCCCTGGGAGTTATCGAAGCACTCAAGTCATTGACGGGTGCCTGACATGACCGAGAACGTAGAGAACAAACCGAATGCGCTCGCGCGCACGGCGCGCACCTCGTGGGGTTACACCCTGCGGGGTGCGCGCGCGCTCGCCGAAGATGCGCGCGCATGGACGCGCGCGGAAGGAATCGAAGCGCACATTCGGGAAAAGGATGCGCGCGCAATCGAATCGCAGCACCAACGAGCGATGCGCGCGCATGCGCGCAACGCGAAACGCAGAGGTGCGCGCGCGATTCCTCCGGTGCGCGCGCATGCGTTCACCGACCTCGAAGTGAATGCGCGCGCATTCGGAACGCGCGCATTCCGATGCGCGCTCACTCTTGCCGCACCGGCGTGCGCGCTCATCGCTCCGCCATGGATGTGCGTTGAAGGCAACCCCGGCGCGCTCCTCGCGTGGCCCGCTGCGTACGCATACCTGGCGTGGCTTGGCTGGACGAACCGCGAAGATTCGGAGCTGTCTGAGGTTATCTCGGTGACCACGCTGCCGCAGGCACCTACCGAAGAGAAGACGCGTCTGTTCTCTCGGAACCGCGTCGAGACGGGACTCAAGCCCAACGCACAGGAGTCGGCGATCATCAACCGGATTCACACTTGGGAGGTGAACGCAGCGGATCGCAAGCTGCATGAGGTGTTCCCCGGCTCGCCGATCATCGATGAGTCCGGCATACTCATCCCAATGGAGTTCGCAGGGCTGTGGACGCCCGCGAAGCTCGATAACCAGGTGGACCAACTGCGAGCACTGCTCGCGGTTCCCGATGAGGTCAAGACGCAAGTCAAGCCTGGCGGTACCGCTGACCGTGCGGTCCTGCGTATTCGCACGCGAGTGCGGGACTTGGACCTCACCTGGTCACCGGAGCGCAAAGGGCTCGGCCTCAATGCCGACACGGGCGAAGTCGTCAGTGTCGACGTGACCGACCGCCTCAGCGTCGCGGGCATGTCGGGAGCGGGCAAGTCCGTTGCGCTGCGCGTACTCATGGCGGAAGCGCTCGGGCTGCCAAACACCGCGCTGGTCATCATTGACCTTAAGGTGGAAGGTGCGCTCTGGGCGCATGTCGCGCGCGTCGAGTCCGAGGCAGACGGTATCCAGTCGGTCATTGACGACCTGGTGACCGAGATGAAGGAGCGCGAGGCGATCATGCGAACCGAAAGCCTGGACACTTGGGAGCCAACGCCTGAGCGTCCGCGCATCGTCGTTGTCGTTGACGAAGGGGCTGAGCTGATGTCCGAGGTCCCCGACTCCGTGACCGGCCTGCGTTCGATCGCGCGTCGTGCAAGGTCGGCAGAGATCCCGCTGTGGTGGGCCACGCAGAAGCCCACCGTGACCGGACCGGGCAAGGGACTCGACTCCGCGATTTCGGCTCAGCTCACCTCACAAGTGTGCATGGCCGTGTCCAGCCCGACCGAGGCGCGCAACGTCCTCGGAGAGGATGCCACCGCTAAGGGATGGCACGCGGAAGACCTGCTTAAGGGCGGGTGGTCGCTCGTGCGCGTGCAGGGTGAGGACCGAACCCCGGACCCTACCCGCGTGTGGCACATGACAAAGGAGGACGTGAAGGCTATCGCCCCGCGTTCCCCGTGGCGTCGGGCGAAGACGCTGGCCCCCGTGGTCGATGCGAAAGACGCTCTGGTGGTCGCGTTGGACCTGTCCGAGGGATTGCAGGGTGTGTCTACGGTCCGTATCGGCGTTGCTCTCGGCGTCTCTGACGCTGAGGTGCACGTGCGTATGCGCGTGCACGGTGTCGATCCGGAACCCAACGCCTTCGCGATGGGCAACGGGGAGAAGGCCCGTGGATACCGCAGAGATAAGCTTGAAGCAGCGTTCAACAGGAGGAATGACCGATGAAACTCGACTGGGAGAAAGATCCTGAGAACTCTAATAGGTACAACGCGGAAAGTTTCCGCTACCGGTTCATCCTGCTGACGACAACGGGCGGGAAGGCGCACCTATGGGTGCAGTCCGTTGACGACAAGTGGGGGACCAAGGCCATTGACACGTGTTCGTGCCGCTCTGTCCGACATGCGGAAACGATGGCGCAACGATTCGAGAATGCACGACAGGCGAAAAAGCTCAGGTGACAGCCGGACCCTGCTTGCGGGGTCCGGTTTCCTGCTGTTACGCTTAGCGATCAGTACAAAGACGAGAGGACATCACGATGACCAACTACGGACCCTACAGCCAGTACCAAATGCCCGAGCTGCCACGCAATGCGCCGCAACGGGCCCCGAAGTACCCTGAACCCCCGCGACACCGTAAAACCTCAAACTGGATTCACGGTATCCTCACGATCCTTACTGGAGGACTCTGGGGCATCGTGTGGGTTACCGCGGCGATCTCCGCAGGATCCGCTAACGCAGCGGACCGTGCTCGGTACCAGCGCGAGGTGCGGAACTGGCACGCCTATGAACGACAGATTCGATGAACTGGTATCGGTTCAAAACTGAACTATCAGCGTGGATGTCCAAGACCGTGCTATGCGTCTTGACAACCATGCTTGCAATCAGCACGCTCTTCGAGCCAGCAGGATCTATCAAGGGGTATCCGCTGTCGTGGCGCGTTGTCGCGGAAAACGAGTGGATGTTCCCTGTCGGCATGACAATCGGCGTACTTGTGCTGTGGGTGTGCTACTGGCAGACGTTTCGAATCCTCCGCGCTGATAAGCGTTACGGAGACAGGTAACGAGGAGACAAGTTGACACAGCACGGTGACAGGCTGTCAGGGGCTCCCAGCGAAAGCAGGGGGCCCCGGCCCGACTGGAGAACAAAGGCCGCATGTCGAGGTTATGCGGCGATTATCGACCCATGGGATGCCGATCCAAAAGACGGGGTTGTCAGTGACACAGCAGCCGCGTTCTGCAAGCAATGCCCGGTCCGACGCGAATGCCTGCTTGAAGGACTACGCAGTGATCTGATGAACGGAGGTTTCGCATACGGCGTGTGGGGAGGTCTCTCCCCTAAAGAACGTCGCGCGCTGATCCGGCTCCGGTATCGAGTTGCCTGCCCGGTATGCAGGGGGCAACTCATCATCACATCCGAAGGCGAGAAATGGCAAGCGTGCGCATCGTGCGGTATCACCTGGCAGTGCCGCAAACGCAAGCCTGCGGCACTACCAGAGGGCTAAGGACGGTAGGTCGCGGTGTAGCTGACGGGGATACTCGTCCATGTCCCCGCCGACCCTTGCGTCTGGAATACGAACATACTGAATCCCGTAGTCGAGATGTTGATAGCCCTGGAGCACCACAGCGCCGTTGCGCCCGCACCGGAATCGATGTTGGTCAACACTCGCGGTGCGGCAGGGAAAGTGAACCCGAACGACACGGAAGACGTGTTGGAGGAAACGGACGTGAAAGTCACGTTGGTAGTGCCGGTACGTGTCCAGTTGGTCAGGTTGGTGATGCTGGTTTGCCCGGCAGCGATATCGACACCGAGATCAGTGATCTCCCCATTGATATCGGCGATATCATCCGTGAGCCCGTCAATCTGGCCCGACAGTGTGTTCAGCGCACCGTCCACCTGAACCGCGAGGATGGGAGAGACATTCCCAGGACCGCCGGTCAGCGTGATACCGGGTAGTGACGATGGGGACTCGTATTCTAGACCCCAGTTGGTAGTTGAAGGCACTGTGAATCCCCTTAGATGTATACCCGAATAATGGCAAGGCCGCCGGATCCGCTACCCCCGGTCCGGATGTCCGGAGTCGAAGCGTCCGCCATCGCGCCTGAGCCGCCAGCGCCGTAGTTGCGCGCAGCGTTGCCGTTCGCGGCGGCTGTTGACGCCGCAGCGTTTCTACTACCACCGCTGAAGAACGAGCTTCCGCCCATGGGCGACTCGGTTGCGATCGCAATCGACTCGCTTCGCCCGTTGCTGCCGTCACCGCCAGGAATGATAAGGTCGCCCGAACCGGTCGTAGCGCCCGCGCCACCTGCCGCACCGTTCTGCCCACCTGTCGTATTGGTAGTGCCCCCGGCTCCACCGTTGCCGCTGACAAGCGATCCGAACGAAGTCGTAGTGCCAGACGAACCGCTGACGCCAGCGCCGCCCGCGCCACCTGTTCCTACGGTCACGTTGACCGATGACCCGATAGCCGCACTGAGTAGGAAACTTTCCGCGAAGCATCCGCCGCCGCCGCCGCCGCCCAGAGAGATCTGCGCAGCAGACGTGATCGTCGAGCCGCCGCCACCGCCGCCCGCGCCAACGAGCTGTACGTGCGCAGCCTTGAAACCGTTGTACGACGCTTTGGTGAAGGCCGTGACGCTGCCCGGAGTGGAGTAGTACAGGGTCGTCAAGAGGCGGAAGCCGGTCGTCTCGATAGCGGTAAGCCGGGCTTCGAACGAGGCAAGCACTGATTCGACCACTTCGGCGAGGATCGGGTGGGACCCATCCGAGTCCCCGGTAAGCGTGATCCCCGGTTTGGATTGCGGTGTCTCGAACGGCAGTGAGTAAATCGGTGTCTCTGGCATTACTCAATCCCCACAAAGATGACGGTGGATTCGCGTGTAGCGATCTTGATCGGGCTATTGACATTGAAGGGGATAGTGACACGCGCCACCACGTGCAACTCGCGGTTGCCATCGTTGTAGACCACGCGTATGACATCGAAGGGGCGAACCGCTGGGTTGGGAATCGCAGACAAGCCTACGTCATATGGAGCGCCCAGCGATTGACGTAGCAGGTTGCGAGCCGCGTTCTGTGCCTGCTGCTCGGTCGTGATGAACGTCGAAGAGTAGAAACGAGGCACGCGACCAAACGGGCCATCGAAGAATGTCGGGCTGGACTGCTGGGCATCGAACGCCACAGCCCGAACCGGAGGCAGATCGTCTGCCCCCTCGCCGGTCACCACCACTACGTTGTAGATGCCGTCACGGGAGATGGAACGATCAGACTGAACCATAGCGCCATCTGGGCCAGCTTTCACCGACCAGATAGGGTCGCCCTCTTCGGGAACGGTTTGAAACACAAGCTGCCCGAGTTCATCCCAGTAGACGATTTTGCCTAGACCCTCTGCCAGCGTCAGCAGCACCTCGTAACGAGACTCCTCAACGATGAGGGAGCGCCCGAGAGTGGAGAGGTCGGAGTCGTCATCGAACACGATCACAGCGTCATCGTAGATGGTGAGCACAGTGTCTTCCACGACCTCGCGCACCGTGGTGCCAGCAACCCATTGCCGCGGCTGCAAGAATCGAGAATCGATGATCGTAGCCATCCGGTCATCCAGGGACAGTTTCAACGGCCCCTTGGCGGCGTCATTCTGGGTTACCTCTGAGATGCGGAAGTACCCCATGGGAGCCCACAACACGCCGTTGGCCCCTCGGTCGACGCCGCGGAACAACGCCACCTCGGATCCGAACGGCGCAAGAGACAAGTTCTGCGAGGTAGGCCATCCGCCTACGATTTCGATGGAACCGGAAGCGCGCACGTCTGCGGTGGAATTGAACTCAATCGACCCGTCACGGACCTGCAATTCAGTGCCCGTAGGGTCATCACCGGTCTGGAATCCGTCAACGGCCACACAACGGAACCGGGCCATATGAGACCCTGAGATGACGGAAGCGAAGTCAGCGGCGGTGACCATTACGACTGCCTTCCGTAGAATCTACTGACACCGAAGCTGGAGAATCCACCCGTGGTATTGCGTGCGTACAGCGTGAAGGTCCCCAGGTCACCCGGCTTGGCGACGCCGCCCCACCCGGGCACGTCGAAAGTGACCGTGGCCGCGCCGGAGCCCGACCCGACCACGATCTCTCCCGATCCTCCGATGTCACAGCGCACTTCCCACTCGGTAGTACCGGTCGCGAGCACCGAAAAGCCGATCACCACCTTGGGGTGATAGACAGGGTTGATGCCGCGCAGGACGGGCACGAACACCGCTGAGTTGGTCCCTGGCAGCGCTGAGGTGCCGTTATTGTTGGCGTCGGTGGTAGGCCCGATGAAGTAGGGAATCCAGGGCCGTGCAAGGCCCACCCCGGTCAGAGAGTCGTTTTCGAATATGAGGTTGCCTTGGGGGTCCAAGAGTGCGATGTCGTTCATATTCGAGATAACGAGCGCTCGCGATTCCTCCTCATCGCCGTAGTACAGGATGATGAGAGGGTCGCCGTCGATCTCTTTGCCGAAGAACGCAAGCGGGTATTCCTGCTCGGTGACGAACCGGAACAGCTTCGCGGTGACGTTCAGGTCTGCCACGAATTCACCGGGATTCGTGAGCTTGCCCAGAATCCACCAGGTGCCTACGCCGCGCGAATTCTCGGGAGCCCACCCCAGCATCCCCACCACGTCACCTTGCCGCAGCGTCAGCGCGTTCACGCCTTCGATAATCGGAACATCGGTAAGCGTGATGCCGCGCCACTCGATTTGGTTGTGCAGGGTCTCGTTGTCCCACGTCAGGATGGTTCCCTGAGAGAACTGCACGCCCTTGGAAGGTGCGGGGGTCAAGAGCGCTGCAAGGTCATTGTTGGCGCGGTCGGTCATGATGTCACCTGTCAGAAATCGTCAATATTGCCCTGAGTGAGCCACAGCTCTTGCCAGGTATCCCACTGTTCCCACACATCTTCCCAGGTGCCCCCGTCGCCGATCAGCGCCCAGAGCATCTGCCAAGTGATGGTGGTCGGCAGGATATCGGCCGTGTCCATGGCTGCTACTTGGGTAAACGATACCTGCCAGACCCACAGCGGTTGACCGCGCATCGAGTGCGGGCGTACGGAAGTGGTGGGAACCACGTAGCCGTCAGGGATACCCTCATATGTGGTCGGGCAGTCCTCGTCGACATCCCCGGGCGGCTGCAACAGCAGGACACCCCCGTAGGTCAAGAGGGCGAGAACCGAGCGGTTCGCCGCCGCCGACCGGGTCACGAATGTGAGGCCGAACGATCCGGATGAACCGACATCAGTGATTGCCAGGATTTCGTGTCGGCCCTTGATGTCATAGAGGCCCACACGGGAGTCATAGGTGAGCGCATCCCAGTCGGTGCACTCAATCTCCCAGTTGAACAGAGGGTAAGCTACCGACTTCAACCATACTTCGGTCTGCACCGGGATAATAGAGGTTGACGCCGCAACGGCATCAGGGATGGCGCGGACCTCGATTGGGCCATACCACTGCTCGTAGGCCGCTCCCGATGCTTTACGGGCGCGAATGTACAGGCCCGAACCTGCCGCTAGATCAGTATCCGTGGCAAATAGCTGCCAGTCCCGCGGCTCATCAGCTCCCGTGGGCCAAGCCTTGCACATGAGCGATGACCCGAACACGCGGAACATGGCGTACCACGGGATGTTGGCAGTCCACTCCCCGACGCGCAGCGTACTCGTCAATCCGGTGAAGACGCCCGCAACACGCTTGGCGAGCTGAATGCGCACGTCACGGCTGTCCGCTTCGCTTTCGAACAGCAATTGGCATTCATAGTAGTTGTTCTGGTCCGCAGATCGCAGTCCAATGTTGTAGTTGGTCTGGACGTCGAGTGCGGGGTCGGGCTGCACTGCTGACCACGTGGCCACGGCGTCAACGGCACTGGCGTCCGTCGCTGCCCGCTGTTCGATGATGTTGCCCGAAGGCGTGAGGTCTTCGATGATGCCCACGCCGTTGTCAACGCGGGCGGTTGCGCCAGCGTCCGTCGCATGGTTGACGTAGCTCTGGCCCGTATCGGCCGTACCCCACGTGGCGGCGCTGACCGTCGTTCGGTTGAACGAGTCGTAGAACACCGGAGCAATGAGCCGGTAGTGGTTGGCCACGTTCGGGATGTACTCATAGTCGTCGACCACCGTCACACCGGTCGTGGCGACGTTCCCGCCACCGCGCACGTCGACCCAATCCGGATCGGCATCGGTGGAGCGCTGCAAGATGTAGCTGACATTCGCTACCAAGTCGCCCGCTGTCAACCGCACGCGACCGAGGTCATTCAGGTATTCAGCGCTGAGTGTAACCATCTAACCACGCCTTCCGGTTCCGGCTCGGGCACGTCGCAGCATGTCCTGGTTCATCTCATTCTGTTGTTCCACAATGATATCGGTGATCTCTCGTTCGCCGATCTTGACCAGGAAGAAATTGTCACCGCTGTGTGCCACCGCGTTGACCGCACCTTCGCCCGTATCTGCGGATGCCTGATTCATGACACCCGCGCGGCCCAGGGCTGACGCCAGCAGACTGTCCACTCGGGGGTCACCCAACGGGAGGAGTGCTTCATTGAACCGACCTTCGCCGATCATGGCGAGCGTCGGGCCCGTAGCTAGTGCACCGGACGCAAGGTAGGGGATGTTCGGCGTGTTGATAGTGCCACCGCCGACCGTTCCGAGACCGGGGATGTCAACGGATGGAATCGAAAACGACAGGTTGTTCCATCCGCGAATGATCGAGTTAATCGCCGATTTGAAGCCCGAAGCGAGCGGCGAGAACATGTCGCTGAGCGCGCCGCTGATACGACCAGGGATGGCACGGACATTGTCGACAAAATCGGACCATCCGTCCTTGATTCCGTCAAGTGCTGACTTAATTGTCGACTTTACGAGATTGATCCCGTTTTTGATCGGTGTGAATACGTTGTTGTTGATAAACGCCCATCCGACCTGAAATGCGATCTGAAAAGCCTTCCAACCTGCAACAATAGTCTCAATGTTATCACCGATAACATCTTTGATCGTCTCCCAGATAATCTTGAATCCGATTCCCGCGAGACGGAATTGCTCGACGAGCCAGTTAATCGCAGCACCGAGCCCGGCTTGCAGTAGGTCTGCCAGCGCTTCGACAGCAGGGACGACAAAAGGTGTGATGATGTTGTCGACCAGCCATAGCAGGATGTCGCCGAGGACCTGAATGATTGGCACAAGAACAGCGCCGAGCAGTTCGGCGAGCACGCCGAAGATCTCGGCGACCGGATTCATGATGACGAGCAGCGGTTCGAGAATCGGAAGCAATGCCTCAAAAAGGGGCAAGAGCGCAACAAGTACCGCAGAAACGACAGAAAGTGCCGCAGACAGTGGCCCCTGTAGCGAGGTCAGCATCTGCTGAATCAACGGCATGACGGCTTCAATCGCAACTACAAGGAATCCGCCGAAAAGTTCGATGATGGTGGTGAGGGGGGCAATAATCGGCTGAATCGCATCTGCGACCAAACCCAAAATAGGCGCGAGGGCCGTAAGCACCGAACCCACCAGCTGCGACAACGGACCGAGCAACGGCGCGACAGCGCCGAGGATGGATGACAGGCCGCTCACCAGAGGGACGATAGCGGGGGCGAGGTTGCGCAGCACCACCGCGAAAGCGTCACCGACCTGATTCAACGCCTCGAAAATCGAGATCAGAACCTCTTGCCCCTGGGCAGACGCCAGGAAATCATCCACGACCCTGAGTGCTTCCCCAAAGGCCCCGAGGATGTTGCCACCAGTCGTTTGCGCCGCAGCTCCGACTGATGCGAGAATACCCACAATCGGCTCCAGGATGTCACCGATGAGCGTGAACGTCTTCAACGCCTGATCGACCCATTGCACAGCCTGCCCGCTTGCCGCGGCCTGGTCGAGGAATGCCGCGAACTGCGTAATGAGGTTCGCGAGCCCCGCACCCGCGTTTTCTCCGAACGCATCATTGATGGCGTTACCGACGTTGAGTAGCGCCTCGAACAGTGCCGCTAGCGGTTCCTGGAGCTGAGCGAGAATCCCCGCCATGATCGAGAAGCTCTGGTTTACGAAATCGACGCCTTCGGCGGAAGTCGCCACCGCTGCAAGTCCGACAATGATCCCGTTGATTTCAGTCGCTACCGCGGTCATGCCAGCGGTCACGGGGCCAAGCAGGGTTTCCGCGAGCGTGTTCAGAACGTCATCGAAATCCTGGAAGAACGCGCCCTGTACCGAATTCCGAAGCTCCTCCAGCTCCGGCATAAGGTCACGAATGGCCTGTGCGGCCGCCTGGACAGGAGGTGCTAGTCCTTCCATGGCTGTGTTGAACTCTTCGGCGGTACCAGTTGCGGCTGCTTCGAAGGCTTCGCCTACGCCCAGCGTGGCGACACTCAGCGTCGTCATGCCCGCGGCGAGCACGCCGATACCGGAAGGCAATGCGGCTACGATACCGACAGCGGGTGCGAGCGCCGCGGCGAACTGTACAGCTGACGCCGCGGCCGATGCGAGCGCGAGGCTCAATGCCGCGAACGCCGGAACCGGCAGTTTGATGTCGGCGATAGATGACAGAGTGTCGCTCAGACCTGAGCTGAACCCGTCGCCGAACTCCTGCCCGGTATCCGACCCGATACGTCCGATGCCGCGTGAAATTGACCTCTCGGCACGTTCTACGCCTTGCGTAAGCGAGCGTTCAACGGTGCGACTGGCATTGCGAGCGGCACGCCGGACTTGACTCACGTCAAGATCGGCCGTGATCTCTACAAATGCCTCATCTAGCGGACCCGCCATTGCCGCACCTCAACCCCCGTTAACCTGCGCTCACAGTGTACCGCTTATTTCCCGCGTTTCCTGCCGCTCACTCCCGGTGCGGTCAACGTCGCCATGGCCGCTTTCGAATTGAAGTTGTTCGTCTTGTCGTCCCCGTACCATGCGGGTTTCGGAGCGCGCTTGCGCTCCGGTCTGCCGTTCCGCGGAGCCGCGATTGCCTTCGCAACTGCGGGACCTGCTTTCTGCATGTCCCACTCCGCCACCTTCTCAGCGATCACCGCATCGAATTTGTCTTTGTCCTCGGTTGAAGCGTTGCGCGTGGCAAAGTAGTACACCAAGTTGAGCCATTGATCCCAAGGCAGTTGCAAGTGGTCGACGTTGCGTGAAGCGCACCAACCGTCGAAGGTGGGCCACACCTGATCCGATGTGGCCCAATCCTCTAGGGAGATTGCGGCAACGTAATGCCTTTTCCCAGTGCTTCACCGATCACCCAAGTGAGAATTTCGTAGAACGCCCCGATGTCGATCGCATCGTATTCGCCATCGAATCGACGCTTGAAGCGGCCGAGCGATTCGGACTCGAAGACTTCGGCAAGCAGCTTGAAGATCGGCTCAGTTGCATCACGGTCAACGTTTTCATCCGCGGCGAGTGACTGAATTTCGATCGCCTTACGGTAGACCGCAAGCGCAGCAGGACTGACGGGTTCAGCCCCATCAGGGGAAACGAGTGCCAGAATTTCACCCGCGAGACGAGAGAACTCATCGACACGCGGATCCCTCATCGTTTCTGCGGGTGCCTGAGCTGCTGCCTGCATTTCCCCGGCAAGACGGGAAAGCTCGGTCATCCGCCCAGCGGGAACACTCGCCTTAAGGCTGAACACCTCATCGTCGATGTCGAATTCGATGGGTTCTTTCCGCGTGGTAAAGCTCTTACGAGTCATGATGTCACCTGTCTATGAGAACTGCGTGAAGCCTTCCCGAAGTCCGTCAACGAGGAACGGGTTAGCCTCCATGTACCGAGTGCCTTGATGTACATAGTTGGCGTACTCGACATCGGTACCGATCCGCTCAACAATAGCACCGTTTCGGATGTACTCCCGAATCTCGATAGAGTTGACCAGGTTGCCTGTGTCGATGCGCCGCGGGTCGGAATTCAGTCTGCGCTTAGCGGCTGCCTGTGTGGCAAGTGCGCGAGCGCGTAGGTTCATCACGACGCCAGAAGACGGGGAGGTCATGAGGACGCGGATGTTCCCGTAGTTGGTCGAGTGCTTGACTCTGGATGTCGCCACGTTGACCGCCTAGCTGATATCGCAGGGGTAGCCACCGTTGGGGACGCCGATCTGCACCGTAATCGCAGATCCTTGGCAGCCGCCCATAGGCCCCACCATGGTTTGCGGTCCGATCGTGTACCGGTCGAAGAGCTTCACACCGTTAGTGCGTGTGGAGCCTGCGCACAGGCAGCACATGAGGCCAGCGCGAACCGCCCATGCGTCTTCGATAGACACGCGTGCCGCGGCGTCAACCTCTGAGCATGGAGGGGGATTGCCCATGTCGTCACCCGTAGGGGAGCACCGGAGCATCGACACCGTGTATTGGAAGACGAACAAAGGTGGCCCGCACTTGCGCATACCGTCGTTCTGTGCCGCATCCCAGGGGTTCGGGAACGTGCCCGAATCGTACGGGCGGTCAAGCGACACGACGAGCTGCCCGCACTCGCAGTCGTCCCAGGCGATTTGCCCCGTCGTGATGCACACGCGACTAGGGAGACCCGTGGTCGTTCCCCCAAGATAGGGGAGGATGCAGTCTCGCAAGTGCTCAGCGAGTTCATAACCGGCGAACGGGTTTGCGTTGGTGAACACCATCAGGCTGTCCCCACCCGTCGATGCTTCGGACCGTCGATGTCGAAGATATTCGCCATACCGGTGCCAGAGGGGTTGAACGTCTTGATGAACAGATCCGGCCAGTACATGCCTGTCATGCCGCCCTTGAAAGCTGTCTCCGAATCGAAGAACACCTTTTTCACGCCTTGCCGTGTCACCTCCTGAACGGTGCCCGAAGGCAGCACGCAACCTGAGGCGTTGATACAGCGCTTGGCGATCTCCACTGCGAGCTGCCCGGCCGCGAGCTTGCCCAGTTCGGGAACGTCCTGACCGTAATCCGCGGTCACTGACCACGTGCCGACCTCGGTGTCTTCAAGGTTCATATCATTGCAACGCGGCCACTCTTCGCCGTCGATACGAACGAGGAGGTTGAAATTGTCGACACGATAAGCCGTAGGGGGCAGCACAACGCCATCAACCCTGACTTCGGTAATCGAGGCCACAGGGTACGGGAGCCGGACTTCGGAGATGTGCGAGCATGAGCAGTCGGAGAAGCACGAACCACACGCAATGTTGATCCACGCACCGCCGATCAACGCGGGTTGCGGGAACGGCCATGAAGATCCGGTGAAGTCGTACCAACCGCCAGTTGTGGGGATCCAAGGACCGGCAGGGAGGCAGTCTTTCCGGCACGGGCGCAGCGACACGGAGCACAACCCGAACTGTCGCTTCGTGCGGTTCCACAGGATTTCGGTAGCGATCATCGCCGCGCTAGTTTCAAGCTCCGGTGTCACTCCGTCAGGGAAATTCGCGCACGACAAGTCCCAAGCCTGGCACGGACCGAAGTCCACGCTTCCCGCTACAGGAGAGCTGGGCGGAAGAGGATTGATGACTGGCACTGTATCTCCTTACGGTGTCGGGAATTTTCCACTGTTGACGATCACCGCTTGTGTGGGATCACTGAGGTTCGTTGCAACACGCGTGGCCGCGATGTATCCAATAAACGCCGCATCAGAGAGCATCGGGTTGGGTGTGAACGAACCTGCCCCGATTGCCGCAACCGCGTTCGAGAGACTGGTATACGTGTTTCCGCCATACTGGATGATGAGCTGGTCAACAACATTGTTAGCAGCAAACAAGTACACGCGGTGAATCGTTGAGGTTCCCGCGCCGCCACCGATCGGCGTGATGACGCCGCCGGGCGCGTAGTTGGCGACATCGATCGTGTTCCTCAGCACACCGAACGTGGTGCTTGTGCTCGTGGTGTACCGGTACTGTGCCGGAGTCTGCGCGGCAGTGGTCGACACGTGCGGGTCGTTGGTCTGCACTGGCCCGACGAAGTGGTTGAACGCCTGGGAGAACAGTCTTCCCGTGCTTTTGTTGACCATCAGGTTCACGCCGTTGGCGCTGATGATGTTGCCCGATACGTTGAACGGTCCGAGCGACACCATGAGGTCAGAGAGCTGATTCGCGGGTTGCTGCATGATGATGGGTAGCGTCTGGTCGATCGTGATGACGCCGCCGACCTGCGCAGTGAGCCCGAGCCGGATGTGCGTGCGTCGTTGCTCGTTCGTGGTCGGCGACGGCACTTGGGTAATGACCTGGTTCTCATCCATCAACCATGAGGTCACGGTGCGCCCAAGCGCACCTGCGTCCATCTCCAGACCGGTCACGCCGGGGAAGTCGATCCGTGTGATCGACGGATTGAACGGGTCGGCCGTGAAGTCGGTAATGTAACCGACGAACGGTGCGATGTCGATAGCAGACGGGCTACCGGCGTTCACGCTTATCTCGCCACCGGCAGCAACTCCGGTCGACAAAGTCACCCGGCGTAGTTCGAGTGCTAGCAGCTCTATAGCTGCGATGTCAGCTTGCGCCGTAGCCATGTCAGTTTGCAGCGTGTTGACATCGGCTTGCAGCGTCGTCACATCTGTCTGCACGCCCGTGATCGTGACATGGATACCGGCAACGTCGGCTTCCAGTATGGTGACATCGTTCTGCAATGCTGCGAATTCTGCCGGTGATACCGGAGGGGGGAGTCCGATACCGGTTTGAAACGACTCGGAATCTGCGTGAAGCCAGTACTCCCCTGCTTCGACATAGAACGCAACGGCACCTGAATTGCTGGTAGTCACAGGGTTAGCGATCGGTACCGTTCCGGCGGCGTCAGCGTATAGCGGAGCGAGGATATTGGAATTCAGCGGGAACACGCGAACGGGAACGTCCGTCGCGAGTGTTCCGGTCGGAAACCAGAAAATGTCCGAGTACAACGCCAATGCCATGCCTGCCCCCTGTGTGACACTCAGTGTACCGCCTGCGAACGGCTATGATGGACGCTTCTTGGGCACGTCAGGTGTTGCGCCTTGCCGCGGTACACGAAGCACCGACGCGGCCCGCTGTCGGTTGCTCGCCACGCGCTCAGTGCGCGCCCCTGTGACCGTCTGCGTGTTGAGTGCGCTAGCGACTGGTCGTTTCGGGAATCTACGCCCCACGGTGATCTTCGGGGAAAGGTCAACATAAGTGCTATCCCACTTCACGCTCAGCGCCGAAACCTCTTCGCCGAGGAACTGATGCGCCTTCCGCCCGCGGCCGTGCCCCACCAAGCTGTCGTCGTCGCGGTGATCCACCAATGTGGGCCAAGTGCAATACGTGGGCAGCCGCAGCACGTCGATAGCGTAACGTCCGATACGCCGATCATAGTTCGGATAGGTCTGCTTGTCACACCACGGCAACATCTTGTCGATGATGTCCGTGGGTGCCATGATCGCCACGCCCCAGTTCAGGGACGGCATGCGAATCCATGAGGCGTTAGCGGCCTTCGCGGCCTGCACCGCACGCTCCACACGGCTTGCCACGGGTCGACGCGTGCCGGTATACGGAGAGACCAGGCAACGCTCAGGCAGGAACGTAGCGGCCTTCTCAAGCCCTGCAATGAGGTCCCGAGTGACCAGCGCGTCATCTTGAATTACGCACCAATGTGTGCAACTAGGATCGTACATTTCCCAGGCGCGACGACCCGTGTCCCATCTATCATTACGGCGATCCCAAGAAACCATTTCCTCGCCGATGCCCAGTCTCTCTAGGAGACCGGGAACAAATTGAGCCCGCTTTTGGTGCGCCATGATCGAGACGCCCAGCTTGATCACCATTGCTTACCTTCATCCTGTACACTAAATACATGAACGATTTTTGTCTCTGCGGATGCGGTCAAGAAATCACGTCCACGCGTCATGGAAAGCCCTGTCTGTACATTCACGGACACAACCGAACTAAAACTTCCATAAACGAGTCTAATTACATCATTGATGGCAGAGGGTACAAAACCGCGTGTTGGGTTTGGAAAGGTAAACCGAACGCAGCAGGATACGGAAGAACACAAAAGAATAAAAAGACAGTACTTGCGCACCGTGCAGTTTACGAGCTGCACAACGGCCCTATCCCGGACGGATTGGAACTTGACCATCTGTGCCGTGTACCAGCCTGTGTTAATCCTACTCACCTCGATCCGGTTACTCACCTAGTAAACGTACGTCGAGGCAGGGCTAAAAGCTTTTCGTCCGAAAAGGTTGCTGAGGCTCAGGCCCTGCGCGATAGCGGAATGTCTGTGCTTGCCATCAGTAAGCAGATGGGTCACGACTGGAAAACGATTCGAAAGCACGTCACAGACCAACCTTCCCATAGATGAAGAACGACGCCAGTCCCTCGCGAAGTGGCGGCTCTTCGATCTTGAGTTCCCAGTCAAGGAACCGTTCGGCAATGTCGTCCGTGAACCTTCGCCGGAACACGTGGCGTGCGGTGCGCCCATCGGGGGTGTTTGTGGCGTAGATGACCACGTGCCGCGTCGCACTGTTGAAAAGGTGGTCAAGGTATTCGAAGTAGTCGCGGTCATCGGGGAGGTGAAACAGGACGTCCATGCTCATGGACATCCGGTAGGCGTCTTCATAGTTGTGCGTTGCCCCTGGACCGGCGAACCGGTGCTGCGGGAACTTCGCGGACATGCGATCCACGATCGTTTGCGAAACATCCACGCCCGTGTAGCTGGTTCCCTTCGGGAACGTGATCAGTTCGAGGACTTGACCATCACCGCAACCCCAGTCGACCACGGTTTGCACCCCGTGGTCTGCGATGAATTTGGAGATGTAAGCCGCTTTGTAGGCACCCTCTGCGCCTTCGGAGCCCGCTCCCGAGCTACGCCCGTCGCGGTAGCGCCGATCCCAGTAACCGGCTGGGGTGTACGCGGGGGCGCTCATTTCTCGACCCCGGGAACGCGTTCACCGATGACCTCGCCCGGCTTGCCGACAGCCAACCGGCCGTTTGCCATTGGAACGGGGTCCGCGAACTCACCGGACTTGCGAAGGATGGTCACCGCTTCGGTAACCCCGATGTTCTTGGTAATGCCGTAGTCGTCGAAGATGATGACCGCATCGTCCGTAAGGTGTTTGCGCCATGCGCGGAAGTCCGCAAGGGCAGCTTCCCGGTGATGGTCCCCATCGATGTACAGCAGGGCCACAGGCTCGCCGGTATAGCCGTCAGACGCGAGCGCAGTAAGGGATCGGATCGGAGTCACGATCTCTTCGACATCCGCTTTAGCGATCTGCGACAGGAAGTCGTCGAAGAGCGGACTTGGCAGTTCACTCAGCACCGCCTTGCGCCAGGCCGAAACCTCTTCGCTCCATGCGTCGATGGCGTACACGCGCGCGTGATTGCTCTCCGCTGATCCGGTCGCGAGATAGCATGTCGACTTGCCTCGGTACGATCCGAGTTCCACGATTGCCTGATCGCTCGGCACCGCTGTTGCGTAGTCATACAACAGCTCGCCGACATCGCGACCGATCAGACCGTCAAGTTCGGCGAGTTCATCGAGTGTGAGCACGTCGGCCCTTTCGTCGTTCCATAACTTCGGCTGTGTGATTCCACGAATGGACGCAAATCACCTCAGGGCCGAACTGCGTAGGGACGTTTCCGTCCTTCACGTGAGAATACGAGTACGGGTAGAAACGTTCACTAGGTGCAGTATACCCCCCGCGGTGTTTCCAGATGGGAGTCAAGAATTTGGGCCCTGTAAGCACATTCGGACGCTTACCCGGGTTACGCTTCACGCTTCCGGGGATGGCTCCGATGATCTCACGCATTATCAGGTGACCCGGAACCGCGCCAAGATACGTATTCCCCACGTGGTTGCGATCTTCCATGGCCGCGAACACGTCGTGTCCTTCAAGTTCGGCGTCAATGCGCTTGAGTGGTCTCGTGTCAACGTCCGCGTAAAACCCGCCCATGTCGTACAGCAGCTCATACCGTGCGAGGTCGGCTCGGAACTGGTTCACGGCATCGACAGGCACCAGGTTTTCGGCATTGTCGAACAGATCTTGATTGCGGATCTTCGGCAGGTTGCTTTCCGTCCACAGGTTCATTTTCCAGTCGGGGTGCATGTGCCCCCAAGCAACGATGTTCTGCCGGAGGTGATCGGGCATCGGTTTACCGAACCAGATGAAGTGAAACGCGCGGTTAGCGGTCATGATGTCTTGCATCGTTGTCCTCTCGGCAAGGAAGTGGGGGAGCGTAACCCGGTGACTAGGTAAACGCTCCCCCGGCATGATGGGCTGCATCCGCCCATTGATCCTATCAGCTGAAAATCTCCACGGCACCGCAAGCGGGTTCGGGAGGCTGAACGGTGGTGATCGCGAAAGCGAAGTGCTTTCCCGGTTCCCACGTGCTGACAGGTGAGTCGGACAGCCACGGGTCGCCGATATCCCACAGCGGAGACGCGGGCTTAGACATGCTCGCGAATCCGAAGGTGAACACGTCGTTCGTGAACGTCAATTCCTGCACACGAGCGTTGTACTCATGCGGGAACGCCCAATAGATCCACCGCTGATTGCCTTCGGAGTCGCAAGCGTCCTCGCCCGCGACCGGCTGCCAGATCTCCTTGGAAAATCGGGCATTCAGCAGACCGGTACCGAACTGGACACCGACGAAATCAGCTTCGGCAACCGACACGATCGGGTCCTCACCGAAGACGAGCGCGATCAGGTCAACGTCCAGGGTGCACAGGTTCGTGACCTCATCAATCCAGTTCAGGAAAGACGGGCTCTGTTCGTTGACGCACGGTTCTCCATTGGCTTTGAGCTGTAGGAGTCGCGTACCGTCTTCGTAGTTCGGCGTGACCGTGATTTCAGTCCATGCATCCGTAGTGACCTGAGCGGACCCGTCACCAGTCACGGGCACCCCGCACTGGTCAAGCAGGGTGAACCGCACAATTTCACCGCGGATAGGATTCGCGCATTGGCTCACGATGTAACATCCTCTCCGTTAAGAATCGGAATCGCCAAAAGGCAGCAATCCCAACCGACGACATAGGTTCGCTCGGCAATCATGCTGAGCGTGTTCACGTCACGGTCGAACGACTCGACAGCAGTGAACGTGTGCGGCGCGGCCTCACGCTGGAAGAACACGGCCCCCGTGGCATACACCCAAGTGACCCCGGGCGTATCAGTCCCGTCCGTGGCGGTGCCCGGATACTCACCGAGCACCACCTTCGAGCCGACCGACGACGTGTACATGACTCCCGATCGCGGCGTAAGCAAGTACGCTTCCGCCATCAGCGCACCGAGGCGAATCGGAACGTGCAGCGTCGCAACGCCGGGATAGCACTCCCGCATTGCCGCTTCCAGCATCCCAATGCCGACCTCAATAGTCTGCGGAATCGCAGTGACCACGGTTGCGGCAGGCTGCAGAAGGTCGTCCCCGTCCGCAACGGTAGTGTTCGCTGCGAGGTGCGGCCACGTGCTCACGCCGCCGCCAGTTTCGGCTTCTCCAGTCCAGAAGATGCGCTCCAGTTCGCGCGCTTCCGACCTGAGTAGCGCCTGCTGGTTTCTGGCAGACAACTGCTCCCACTGTCCGACCGGAGCGCAGTCGACACGGCTATATACCGTTACCGGCGTCGCGCCTCTGGTTTCCCACCCCCATGTCTCACCCTTCGGTGCTGGGAGCGGCGTACCGTCAGGACTCGTGCATTCCCCGTACGTCCCTTCTGCGTCCGGACACATCGGCTGCCATTGGAGCCCCATGCGCCAATGCGCATTGGAGGTCAAATCGAGCTGTGTTGCGGTCGTCAGCAGATCAAACGCCGGGGAAGTGAACGGCAGCACGTCACTTTCGATTTGGAATCTTCCGCGACTCATCGCCGTTCACCTCCTCTCTGCGTCTCGGGAATGGCTAGGAACCAGCGCACACGATGGAACGAGCGCCGATCTCGCCGGAACCGCAGATGTCGACGGTAACGACACGCGACTCGTGACCAGGCTTGAGAAGCGCGTAGCAGTCCTCAGCCCAGGCCGCGGTGTGGTCGTTGGTGCTGTTGAGAACGGAGTCACGAACAACGCCCAGGTCAAGCGACATGGAGTTGCCGCGGATGAACGTGCCCGGGGCGTAGATCATGTAGTCCATGGTCAGCGGCCAGTCGGTTGCGGGAGTGGCCCCACCGGGGTCGTCACCCGAACGGACCTGCCAGTCGCCGACGAACTGCACGCGGACGCCGCGGATGTTGAACCAGTCGGCGATCATGCCGTCAGTGACGCCGAAGACGTCGATACCGTCGCGGTTCGCGAGGTCAGCGCGGATGACCGCCTGGGCCCAACGGGGCATGACGACTTCGAGAATCGCATCGAAGCACATGCTGTATTTCTCGCGGTAGTCGACGGCCGACAGCTCGATAGAGCTGAGCAGCGCCGAAGTGGTCGCACCGAGCAGGCCCGTGTGGTCGACCGCGATGCTCGCGGTGATCGCGTCACCGGAACCGCCACCGTTCAGCATCAGATCGATGATGCGCGCGTTGGTCGCCTTCGCACGGATCGCCATGACCAGCCGAAGCCAGTTGGCGATCAGTTCCGGGTACGCGTAATCGATCAGGTTGCCCGCGGTGACGCAGAAACCATCACAGTCGGCTCGCCGGTCGATGAACGTCGGGCACTCGACCCGAACACAGGGCTTGAAGATCGAAGACGAGTCGACCGCTTCGATGTCATCGGCCTCGGTCCAGGTCCAGACGATGCCCGGATCGGAAGCGAGATCGCCGAAGCTCGGCGAGGTCGGGTACTGGACGCCACCGCGCGACAGACCGACCGTAGGCAGGTCGATCATGCCGTCTTCGCAGACGACGTTGAAGAAGTCGTAAGAGATCTCCGAAGGCGCGCACCACCCACCGGCAGCGACGAGGATATCCTCATCGGCAGCGGCTTTCAGGACTTCGTTCATGTCCTCGGGGGTGGAGTTCTTGTTCAGCGTGAACGTGAACTCGCGTTCGAGGCTCGCGACCGGAACCGCCTCGGGGTTGCCGGTGCGGCTGATCGGGAGGCTCTTCGCGCGGCGCGACATGGCTTCGCCGAGCTTCGCGATGTTGTCGATTCGGCCGCCCTGGGTGAACCCGGGAACGTCGGCCGAAGCCACGATCACGGCTTCGGAACGGGCCTCATGCACCTTGGCGTCCGGCGCGTACTGCTGAATCGTGCCCAGTCGCACGCGCTGGTTCAGGTCGGTTGTCGGCTTGAGGTAGTCGCCAGCGAATGCCTTCATGGTCTCGCCGATGGCCGTCGTGATCGAGGCGGTGAGCACCTTCTCATCGATACCGGCGGAAACGAGTTCCCGCGCTTCGGGGGCAGCAGCCTCGGGAACGGTGTCCCCGGCTTCGGTGCCGCCCTCTTCATCGTCGGCAGCTTCGGCCTTGACAGGGTTGATGGCAGCGCGAAGCGCGGCAGCCCGTTCGGCGTTCGCCTTGCGCGTGGCCACAACCTCTTCGGCCGTGGCGTTCACCGCAAGGATCTGCGTTTTGAGCACTTCAAGCTTTGCGAAGCCATCAGCGTCGATATCCGCTTTTCCGTCCTGGTGAATGGCGTCAAACGCCTCGATCAGTTCGTCACGCATCGCGGACAGTTCGGCTTCGGACTTACCCGCCAATGCGGCGGTAAGCTCGTCGCCCCCGTCCGGCAGGGACTGCCCCGCCTCTTTGTCCTTTGACATCGCGTTCCCTCTGTGTATTGAAGTGAATACCCGGATTCTACACACGATTCATAGGCGAAAATGAGAAATCGCCTTCGAATCGTGTGCTATTAGCTTTCCGGCGCTGTGTTCTTCAACTTCGAACCGTTCGAAGAACCCGCCGAAGTCTTGACCGTCACATTCCGTGACTTAGCGATACGTGCCTGCTCCTCCGTAGAAAACACCGATACGCCGCCCTTTTTCTTGCCGCAGTTACAGCCCATCAACCATCACCTTTCAAGGTCTTGCGCAAGCTCATAGCGAACTCGCGCATTCTCGACTCGGGGTCACGTCCAATTTGAGCGGCGATTCTCTCAACCGCAGCTCGCATCCCCACGGGTTCCGCCACGCCCACATGCGCGCCGAATCGGATCGGCGTCACCGTTCGGGCGAGTTCCCCTCCCTGAATCGTGAACGAGCGTGATCGCGTCGGGAAACCAGGCACCGGAACAAGCAGCGCCGCGGCAAGTTCGCGCTTACCCGGTTTCTCACGGTGCGGGCCCCAGTCGCCGGACAGCTGGCACGCCATCATGCGTGCAACCTGACTGGCATCGACACCGGGAATCAACGCCCCCGAGATCCATACCCCGCGTGCGTTCTCCCCGACACGTGCGGTAGCCACCACAGAACACGCGTTGTCGTAGTGCTCGCGCCGAGCCGAGCCCTTCGGCCCCATCGGCGCGTGACCGCAGTCCATCGTGATAGGTCCCGTGGCGATCTTCGTATAGCCACCTCGACCATCGTCGACCATCGTTGCGCGGTTCATCCAAATGCCGTAGTCGACGTTCCCCGTGGGAACCGTGACCCGCTTGTCGCGATAACCCCGGTGCGCGACCTGCTTGGGCGCGAGATAACCGAAGAACCGGCCCTCATCGGTGACCGTGATGGCACCGATTTCAGGAACCTCGGTCGGCTCATCGAACCAATCGGCGGGTGGAAGATCGGGAATCGTGATCGTGTACGCCGAAGCGGTCACGAGTTCTTCTGCGTCGAAATCATCTGCGGCGGGTTCAGGCAACGCGGTTTCGTCGTCCAAATACACGCGAGCCTCAACGAAAGCGGGAATGCTCACCAGGTCTGCGGAACGAATCCTACCGGAATGGTAGATGACCTTTTCGGCAGTCATGCACCGAGCGATCTCCGATCCTTCGGCGTCCTCGGGCAGCTCATCGCAGCCTTCTGGCATGACGACTTCGACATCACCTTGATTGCCGCTGTCGTCAATGATGGAGATACCGGCGAGGAATCCGGGGTCCATCCGCGTTCCCATCTGCCGAGCCGCTTCGCGTCCCCAGGGGGAGTCAAGATCGAGAACGCCTCGCGCGTGGATCTCGTTCCCGATGCGTTCGATGTGGTCGACGCGGCCGACATCCACCGTGTTGCCGTTGTCAACGCCACCATGGGCGCGCTCGTACTTCCACCCGAGCGGAATCTCAAGCGACTCGGTCGCGCCGAGTTCCGGCCACGTCAGCGCACCGGGGGCGTACTCCTGTCCGTCGTAGGCGGGTGCGCCCTCGACCACGATCACGCCGGACCACGGTGCAACGTTCCGTGAGACCGGAGCGGCACTCGAAGATTCAGACGCGTACAGCGCGGCCATCTGCTCAAGCGCCGATTCCCGCGTGTCATGGCAGCCTTCGACTTCCCCGCCTTCGATCTTCACCACAGCGAACTCGCCAGAGTCGCAACCGGGGTTGCCCGTCTGAATCTCCCAAGGCATGGGTTGCTCCTCTTCATAAGCTGCGGCATTCAGCGTGAGTACCGCGCCGTTGTCGTTCAAGTTCAGATCTTCGGGGTTGAACACCGCGAAGGTGGCACACCGACAGTTGATAACCTCTGAGGCTGGCCCTGTCGGGTCACCAGGGAATTGCAGAGGGAACCCACCCACCGTGAACGGCTCCGTGAACGGCACCGTCTGCTTGTCCGCCTCATGATGGGTGGGTCGCGTCCGGGGGTCCTCCGTGGCCTGCCACTCCTTGCGCATGACACCGGACGGAATGCCGTACGCCGACTCGAACCGCTGCATGGTGCCCATAGCAACGGTGTTGCGAGCGCCGTGCACCTCGGTTCGGGCGATCATCCTCGCGCGTCCTTCGGTCACGCCGACAGCATCCATGATGCGGGCCGCAAGCTTCGGGATGGACTCGCCCAGCCCGGTACCCTCGACCAGCGCGGCGCGCGCGTTGAACCACAGCGCATCGCCGATGCCGACAAGCCTGTTCACTGCTTGCTGCAGGTACAACTCGGTGTCGAGTGCCTGGTCAATGAGCAGTGTAAGCGGGTTTCCAACCGCTTCCGCTAGGTGTGCGATCGTGGAAACGCTCGCGTTCAGCATGTTCAATTCAAGCGCAGGTGACAACTCGGCCGCCACATACGCGGCCCAGATGGTCACGATGGCGTCCATGGCGGTTTGGTCCGCGTTCCGCAACGCCCGTTCGATGTCCTCGGAGTTCATCACTTCGATCATCGCGGCGGTCAGCCCGGCCATGACCAGTGCCTCGAACTCCTCGGAACTGAGTTCGAGTTCTTCCAAGGTTTGCAGCGGGACGGTTGCCATCAGACCTCACCCGGATTCCGCGCCTGGGTGTTCGCGGGATCTTCGCCGCCCACGTCACCTTCCGTCGACTCGGTTCCCATCTCGGGTTCAGCCTGCGGGGGGTTCGCGACGGCCGCCGCGCCCATGTTGCGTCGTTCGAGCTTGTCAGTCATCTCTTCAAGTTCTTTCGGCGTCGGCATGTCCGACTCGGAGAACCCGGATTCACGCCGGAGCGCCGCGCCGCTGATCTCCATACGGTCATACGCCAGGATCGCGTCATCGGACTTGTCGGGTCGCTTCTCGATCTCCGAAGGGTCGTACCACATGACGATGCGGCCACCGTTGGGCCCGGTGAGCAGATCTTCCCCGAGGCGCTCGCCTTCCGCACGCAGCACCGGGGTGAGGTAGCCTTTGGTCAGCGCGTGGCAGATCATTTCGGCATCAGGTGCAATGTGCAACTTGATGCCGGACTCTTCGACTTGCGCCGCACCCCAGTGGTTCATACCGGACACGCCCAGCAGGATGTCACTCGGGAGGTCAAGAGCTGTCGCAAGCCGACGAATCGCACTTTCACGGTGGGCGATCAGCTTGTCATCGATGGGGTTCGAAAGGTCCAGCGCCATCATGACATCGGACAGCTTCGTCTCTGTGTTGTCACCGAGGTCAACGCCAACGGGCAGTTTGAGCGCCGCTTCGGCGCTCATCGCGTCTTTGATACCGCGTGAGGCAACCTCGACCAGGACTTGCGCGAACGGGTCCTGCCCTTCGGGCCCGCTGGGGTTAGCGGTCTGTGGAAACGAGAGCTTGCCTCGGTCATAGAGCAGGATACCGTTTGACGCCAGACGGGACACGGTTTCCGCCACGATGCGCTTATTGATGAGGTCCAGTTCGCTCATCGACCCGAGCGCATGCGCGGCTACCGAGGTCGCGCGATACGAATAGCGTTCGTTCGGCCGCCAGAAACGGACCACCATCGTGTCTGGCCCCAGTGTCTGCCACGCGCGTTGCGACTCACCCACGCGGAGCTGATACACCTTTTCGCGGATACGCAGCTCGTCAGCGGAGTAGACCGCCCAGATCTCTTCGCCGTCTTCATCCTCGTGACCGACTAGCCAGCCTTCACCGGGGACGTTGTAGTGCACACCCATGAGCTTCATAAGCTGCGATTGACCGCCGATACCGCCTGCGAGACGCGCTACGGCGTCCGCCGCGGGCCCTTCAGCGATCGGCAACGGCTCGTCGCCGCCAGGGATGTACTCCGCTGCGAGGAGGCGCACACGTGAAAGGGCGTTGCCTTTCCAGTTCACGGCAGCCGCGAATTCCTCAAGACGGTAGTAGTAATCCCACAGTTGGTCTTGTACGGAGTCGTATTCGGGGTTGTAGGCGCGGCCTGTGGACAGCACGGAAGCGGACGCTACAAGCGTGGTGCCGAACGCCGGAAGTTCCATGTGTTGTCCTAATCCCCGTCGATGCGCCCCAAGAACCCGACTACGGTTGACATCGCTAGCCATGTAAGTATCGGGTAATCGAGTCCATACGCCAACGATAGTACCACCGTGAACACACCGCACACCCAGAATCCAAGGCACCACGGGCATGAGAGCAGATACGCCAGCTTCGAATTCCAGTCTGTATCGGAGCCGGAATCGTGCTTTCGGAACCAGCGCCGCTCAAACCACCAGCGAAGTCGTTCGAAGACCGGTTCCGTGATCTTGTCGGAGGTGACTAGTCGTGTCACTCGGTATGCCGCGAGCGATGCCAGCGCGACTAGCCACCACTCAGGCATTATCAGAGTCCACCTTCCGCTTGCGTGGCAACGTTCGAACGAACGCGAGGACGAGCGCAAAGAACGGGATCGCCGCTCCCAGAGCCGCCTGCCACATTGCGATCTCTTTCGCCTCGGCATCGACGTAGAACGCGAAGAGCGCGATCACGGTCAATCCGAAGGCGTACACGGTTGCGCGTGGTCCACTCATGACGGGCACTCCGTTTCGAGGTTCTGCACGTGCGCTTTCACGGTGTCAACCTCGGAGCGCATCTCTTTCACGCTGGTCTTGACACCCTCAAGCGCCTTGTCAATGTTGTCCAGCCGTTCAGCGAGCCCCGGTCGCGCTTCTGCGTCCCCTTGGTATCGCTCCGGCCTGCCTGCTACGACGTCTATCGCCGCAACTGTCTGTCGCAATGGTCTCCACACCTTCCCGACAATACCTGTCAGTAGCGCAGCCCCGATGATTCCCGTCGCGGTCCATACCTCGGGTGTCAGCTCGGGCAGCACCTAAGCGCCCAGGAGGGCGGTCCAGGTCTTGGGACCTGCCAGCCCATCGGACGGCTTCGCGTGCTTGCTCTGGAACGCCTTGACCTGCCGTTCCGTCTTCGGGCCGAAGTCGCCGTCGATCGTGGTGCTGTAGCTGTTCGCGGTGAGCAGCCCTTGCAGGCGTTTTACGTCGGTGCCCTTGGCACCTTCTCGCAGGGTCGGCATAGACATAATGGCCTCCTTGGTCCAGTCGTTCGCGGGCTTGTTGGGCTTGCTCGGGTTCGAGGGCTTGCCGAGATCGGCGATACCCCAACCGGTCGTGCTGTCGTAATCGCGGGTCCCCCTGCCGTCCGGGCCGTTGCCCACCGACACATGCACGTGCGTAGCGTGCGGGTTCGACCCGCGGTAGTCGCGCGCCTCGAAACCGTTGCTCCGCTCGTAGATCTTCCGATTGAAGATCACGTAGCGCATGTTCGGGTGCGGGTGCGCCACCAGGTGCGACACGAATGAAGGCAAGTTCAATCCGTGATCCCCGAGGACATCCACCGCGCATACAACGCCTGCATCGTTGGGGTTGTGGTCGCTGTATCCGTTCTGGTGATTTCTGTCCCCGATTGTCCACACGGTCGTTTCGGGGTACTTGGCCTCGATTTCGTCTCGCAGGACTTCAAGGCTCCTAGCCAATCGCCAGTCACTTGACATGGCTGTCACCTCCTATTTCCTCTGTAATCGTTGCGTCACCTGTCCGAAGACGGTACCACAGACGAGAGCACTGCTCTGACTTTCTGGCATGCAAAAGCCCTGGACGTTAGTACCGTCCAGGGCGTCATTCGGTTGACCTATGCTGCGAGCGTGTGCGTTTCCGCCTTTCTAAGCGAAGCGAGCGCGAGCCGGGAAGCGCGCATCTTCGCCACGGCGAGCGCACCCGGAACAGCGGCGTACGTGCCGTACGCCAATCGGGAGAGATCGGGCCGGTTGGCAACGTAGATGTTCGCTGACCAGTAGATGCGCCCCGCAAGTTCGTAGACCTGCGAGTAAGTGCGGGCGGTCTTCGCGTCGTTCGAGTAGTGGCGCAGGTGGCGAGTCTTGACTTCGCCCGTCCACGCGTTCGTCTCTTCGACAACTTCCCAGGTATTGACATTCATCGGGTCACCGCTCCGGCGATACCGGCGAATCCAGAGAATACGCCTGTGATGAGGAGGCTGATACCGAGGCCGGTCATCAGGTCGTTTGCGGGGTCGGCCGTGGGTACGATCGCAAACGACCCACCCATCATGGCGAACCCGGCGATGATGAATCCTGCGATTGAAATGTTGTTCATCGTTCTATCCTTCCGTCGTTGTCTCTACCCTACACCAACCCAGGCGCGCACGCTGCACCGGTACCCCACAAAATAATTTGAGAAATCTTACTCGCGGTGCTTGACGGTTGGCCCCGCACGGCTTACCTTTGAGAGGTACCAAGACACATGATGCAAAGGATGCAAGATGCACACTGACTACGAAGTTGATGTTACCGACGCTAACGGCGAAGAGTTCACTTGCTACGCCACGTACAACACGGGCCAGTTCGCAGAGCCGGAAGCGTGGCTTCCGATCCTTACTAAGGAGATCATTGCGGATGGGTTCGCTGCTCCGCTGCGATTCGGTAAGATCCGCACCATCGAAGACGACAAGTAATAAACCGACAAACGACGCAAAGGACAACGATCATGACCACTCTCGCGCTCCTCAACCAGGCCACCACGATGCGCAACCTCGACCGGAACCGCGCCCTCCGCGCTCGGCAGGCCGGTGACCTCACCAACGCCGCCCGCTTCGCCGCCCTCATGAACGCGTGGGAGATGCGGGCCCGCACCTACGCCAACGCTGTTGGTACCCGACTCGTGTCGATGACCGACAACCCCGGCGCTCTCGTTCCCGAGATCTTCGTGTCGCGGCTGCCCCGATGACCATGACCATGATTCCGCCTGTCGGTGGCGACCACAAGCTGTTCACGCCGATCATCAAAGAGCGCGACGGGTACCGGTGCACCAGCAATTGCGGTCGGACCCCGCCCGCTAAAATGCTCAAAGTCGTCAGGCGTGTCTGGTTCCAACCGGACAGCTATGACAATCTCGAAACGGTGTGCCAATGGTGCGCCCGCGAGCAGGACAGAGACTAGCGATCTGCTAGACTGAACATGCCTATGGGGCTATGCGAAGGGCTCGACATCGGGGGATGTCGAGCCCTTTTAGCGTGTCAACCGTCCGTCGATCGGCGTCGGAATCGAGAACGGTAGCCCGGGGATCTGCGGCCCGCCAAAGTGGCTGTAGGTCCCTGAAATCTGGTCCAGGCGGGCCCCGGCGTACGCCTGCCGCGGGTCGTGCGCCTCTGCGCTGCCAGTTCCGTCGTAGAACGCGAGGAGGAGCGCGTCAGCGATGTCGGGAGATCTCCCGAGGCGTTCCCGGATATCGTCCTTCGCCTCGATCAGGATCTTTCCCGAACTGTCGGCAATCTTGTATCGGGGCACCGTCAACTCAGCTATGGCGTCATTGTCCAGCGAGGCGAGCGACCACGCCTTATTGCGGGACAGCTCGCGGCCGTTCCAGTACGCCTCGGCGCGGATGTTCGCGAAGCGCTTCGGCTGTGTCGACCGAGACGCGAAGTTGACACCCTGCACTTTGCACTTGCTGCCGCGCTCTTTCAGGACTTCACGCAAACGACCTGAAACACCCCACCCGACGCCGATCACGTCAACGCGTACCTTTTCGAGATTCCATTCCTCGATGAGGTGCACAAGCTTGCCGACTGTCGTCATAGGGTCGCGGTCCGAGAACGATTCGATCCGCTTCACAGCCGAACCGACGCGCTCCACAATTACGGTGCGGTCACCGCCGCCGCCGACGTCGATACCCCCGATACGCACCGCTTCGGGATCATCCTCATAAGCAAGATCGATATAGCGGCACTTGGCAGCGTCCTCCTCGGAGATGACACGCCACGGGTCAACGTCACCTGTCGGTAGTTCCCCGAGCACCTTGCTCTGGTATAGCGCGGAATCCTCACCCCATGCGATCGCGCGGTCTTCGGCCCAGGTCTGCGAAATCAGGCCGTCCGCAACTTCTTCGGGAACCTCTTCACCGGTGGATGCTGGCGTGTGTTTGAAACCGATATGAATCTCATTCCACAGGGTTGGGGAGTGGCATGCATCCACGAATGGCCCCGTGGTGACATCAGGATTCCCGATCGCGAGGACACGCGCGTGAGTGTTCGATGCGATCGACTCGGTAGCGTCCCATAGCGCTTTCGGAACGCCTTGCGACTCGTCCAGAATCACAAGCACATATCGCGCGTGAATGCCCTGGAACGCGCCTTCGGAGTGCTCCGAAGGCTTACGGCCGATGCCGACAAGCTCTTCACCTTGGCCGTCCGCGGTGGGCATGTGCCATTCGGTTTGGTTGCAACGGCCGGGCAGTCCCGCGGCTCGGTGAATACGCCCGATGGTTCGCCATAGGATGGCGCGCACCTGCGGTGCGGTTGGAGCAGTTGAGAGCACGAATGCCTCACCGGGCGGATGGGAATCGAGCCACCAACATGCGGTTGTTGCCGCAATGTACGATTTTCCCGAGGAGTGACAGGCGCGCACCACGGTCCGACGATTGTCTCGAACCGACTCCATAACGTCTCGCTGCTTCGACCAGATATGCATTTTCCCGCGCTCGGCAGCCCAGCGCGCAGGGTCCGCGGCGTAGTCGACCTTCTCCCGCGTGAGATCATCGAATGCATCGGTGATAGCTGCACCAAGATCCAGGTTCATGTCCATGGCCGCAAGTATCGCACGAAAAAGCGCCCCTACAAGAGGGGCGCTGACCTTACACTGTCGATTTCCGCTCCCGGTACCAGCGGGCAACTTCCCGCCTCGGGTAGACGTATTTCGCCTTCGGATTGTAGGCTGCTCGCCAGGTTTCGTCAGTCTCCACACGATGCCTGAACAGCTCCGCGTCTCGGTGCGCGTTCGTCGGACCCGTGATGGCGTACATGTACGTCAGATTGAACCCGAACTCCTCGGCGATTTCGGCTGCAGTGAGCATATCGATTTCAGGTCGTCGCATCCTCGTTTCCTTCTGTGTCGATGATCTTCGTAAACTGTCTTGTGTCTTGCCGCGCAGCATCTCGGTATGACCGTCTAACGGTGTCACCGGGAAGCCGGTATGTCTTGATGCTGTACGGGGTGCCCCAGGGCTCGTTCTCTACCTCTCCGCGCAGTACATGCGGGCTGGGGTCATCATCCCCGGACTCGGTAGCGGAGTAGTAGGCGATCGCCGATCCGATGAACACCAGCGCTGGCGTGCACGCGATCATGAGCGAATCGGGGTTCACTGGAGGAACCTCTCCGCTGCTTCGGTGCTGTACAGGAACATTGTCAGCGCGAACCCGAGCCAAAACACCGCGAAGAGGAACACACCAACTGTGAGGATCACCCATCCTTTCCGCTCGTTCACTCCCCGCGCTCCCGGATTGCTCGGATCACGTGGCACACCAGCGCAAAAGCGATCATGGCGAGCAGCCCGACGAACGTCGCCATCACCTCGGGATTCACACTCCCTCAATCGGATCTTCGAAGAACGCGTCAAGCCGTTTCCCCTGCGCGTCGTCATGCGCCTTGATGATCGTCTCAGCTGTCGTTTCCAGTGCCCAGAGGGCTCTGCGCAGCTCTGGACCGCCGGATACGACCGCACGCGCCGCTGACAGTTGCTCACTGCTGGGCGCGTTCCTGTCGTTCTCCCATGTCGCCATAGTCGGCGCGATCTTGGCAAGCCGGTTCACCTGCTCGACCAGCGCAAAAGCGTGGTCAGCAGCGTCGGGCTGCTTGTTTTCGTTCATCCGTCGTAACCTCTCGGATTTCGGTTCCCTTTGCGTACCATTTTGCCCTGCGCCCAGTGCATGCCGCGGGCGTATGTTCCCCCTGTCGTCTGTCCGTCCGGCGGCCGGACCACGGCCGAGCACCACTTGCACGCCGGGGGTGTGCGTGCGGGCGGAGTGGCGTCCTGGGGGTACCTCCCCCGCCCGCAGAGTGAGGGCAGTCCGGCACGCTCGTTCTTGAAAGCGTGCCGGACGAACCCGGCTTCACCGTGTATCCATTGGACCACGGTCACAACCCGTAGTTGATGTGCAGCACTTGCGAGGACAGCCGGTTGGCACTGTCGACAAGTCGTTTCGACTCGGGCGCACTGAGGCGTTCGGCGTGCATATGCGCAGCATGCACCAGCGACGTCACGTCATCGCGTTCGAGTTCGACGATGTACACAGTTTTCGGTTCTGTGTATTCCTCGTCTGCCATCATGTCAGTCATGTCAGTCATTCGTCGTCCTCCGTGTGTCGTTTGAGTGCTTCGATGATGCGTTCAACGGGAACCGCGTCCCGTTCGATGCCGTTCAGTTTGGCGTCTCGCGCCATGTTCTCAGGGCTGAACGGATTGTCTCCGTGAATCCTGCGCGCCCGTTCGGCAAGTCGTTCATCTTCGGTCATCGGTCACCCTTCGGCATGATCGTCTCCGCCCAGCGGCTAGCTGCCTCGGCTTCCGCGGCCTCGCGGATCCGCGGCCACGTGTGGCCCAGGTTCGCGTGCAGCTCCTCGTCAGAGAGGCCGCTCATGACCTTGCGAATCTGCTTGGGATCGAGTTCCCAGCCTTCCGTCTTGAGTCCCTGCATGTCACCGCACCTCTCGGTTCGCGTGAGCATCGCAGTACTGCGTGAAGTAGGTTCGCTCGTAGCACTCGTATTTGCAGCACACCAGCGCCTGCTCGCAGAGATCGGTGTAGCAGTCGTGAGCGCGCTCAGCGGCCTCATCGTAGGCCGGAGCCTCGTGGTTGATGGCGTCCGCGTAGGCGTGACGTGACTGCAGCTCTGCCTCTTTGATGTCCTTGCGATACGGAGCCGGGAGAGCGTGGAGCTTGACTGTCATCATGGGTCCTCTCATCGTTGTCGTTTCTCTCATCTTAGCGCGACAGTCTAAGGGCGTCAACCCTTGGACCTGCCGTAACACCCGCCTTAGCTGGCCAGTGCGATCACCGCGGCGATCACAGCAGCACCGACAACTACGATGAACGAAAGCAGTACGATCATCTCGGGAATGTCATGCTTGTCCATGTCGGATCCTCCCATCTTTGGTCGTAGGTGACCTCCCCGCCTGGCCTTGCGGCAGAGCCCCGGGGCTCTTACCAGCGGGGAGGAACGTTTGTATTCACGGTACACCTGCCTCGGAGGTTTGGCAAGTCATCCCCTTGCACAGGCTTGTAGTCATCGTGTATTGTCGGTGCTACGACCAACGACGAACGACAAGGGGCAAGACATTGGACCTCAATAAGGCTGCCGAGCTGACACGGAACCTCATGGACGACCACGGCTTGATCGGTTGGGCGTTTGCCTTCGACCGTGCCAAGAAGCGCTGCGGGCAGTGCAGCTTTGCCGAGAAACGTATCACCATGTCGCGGTACTACGTGAAGTTGAACGATTGGGCAGAAGTGCAGAATACCGTCTTGCACGAGATCGCCCACGCGCTGGCTGGCCCCGGTCACGGTCACGGACCGAAATGGCGTGCGACCGCTCGTAGCATCGGCGCAAGCCCTGAACGATGCGCGGTCGGTGTAGTACTACCCGAAGGCAAGTGGCGTGGCTCGTGCTCTTGCGGTGCCGCTGCGACCGTTACGCGACACAGGATCACGAAGGGGACCTACTTCTGTCGTATCTGCGGTAGCGATGTGGTGTGGGTTCCGAACCCGAGCTAGACTGGAGATCGCATCATCGACGGAGGGGCCGCACCGGCACAACGGTTCGGCCCGGTAACGACAAGGATCAAAGACACATGTCTGAACAGCACATCGTCACATGTCCGCAGTGCCGCAGGAGCATCGTGCTCCGCTTGGACGGCACACTGCGAAATCACAGCTCAAGCAGTCTCTTGGCGTTCGCCAGCTCCCCTGAGCACGCCTGCCCCGGTGGCGGAAAGTCGCCTTACGACACGAAGGGATCAAAGACATGACCGAACTCGAAATGCTCAGGCTCGCCTGCGAAGGGCACGTGCGGATGATCGCCGACCTCGCGGCGGAGCGCGACACCCTGAAAGAACGCCTCGGAGAGGCATACCAAGCCATGAACACCCTTACCGAACGTGCGGGTGTTCTCATTACGGAGCGTGACGAACTGCGAAACGAACTCATTCAACGCACACCCGAAGAGACAGGAACCGAGTGGTGACCGAACGCAAGTACCCCACCAGAGACTCAGGCCCCATGTACAATTTCCCGATGCCTACCGAGACGTTGCGAGCCGAGCTGGCCGAAGCTCAGGCGAAGATCGACGCCGCATTGGACCTACACTGGCCGACTGACCACGCGGTTCAGGGAACGCTGCCTGACGGCAGTTACGGCTACATCGAGCCCGCTTGCACCACCTGCGGAGACGCTGACGCGCACGGCGTGCCGTATCCGTGCGACACCGCGAAGGCACTGGGGGTTACCGATTGATGTGGCCGTTCAAACCGCGATGCCGTCACATGACCCAATGGCAATCACTAGACGGGCAACACAACTACTGGACACACGGTGGTTTGCCCTCCGTAGCGGAACATGGTGTCATTATTCGATACGTGCCGTGCCCATGCGAGATCAGAAAGCGCGGGTACTATGTGCCCTTCGATCGCACCAGACATAAAAACGTGTACTGACCTGCACAAACACATAATCTAAGAAAACCTCGACACCCCCTTGCGGACCTCCGTGAGGGGGTGTTATGGTTGAGGGACAAAGACCAACGACGACAGGACGAGATCATGCCTTACCTCACCACCAACTACGGCGGTACCTTCACTGACTACCCAGACAACCCCCTTGTCGAGATCGATGTGACCGTGATGAAACACGGTTTCGTTATCGAGGGCACTGTGTACCCGTACCGCAAGTACGCCGATGACGGCACCGAGCACAGCGATTTCTCAAACTTCGACCACACCATGGGTCGTGACGATCTGATCGCCTACCGCGACATGCTCACCGAGATCATCAACAAGACGCGCTAGCGTTGCCTGTCCGGCTCCCGCAAGGGAACCGGTAGGGGAGTTGCTAGACTCCAGTAAAGACGAGAGGATGCATGATGGAACTCAAGGGGCAGACGGTCTACGTGGTCAACCATTTCAATCGCGAGGACATCGCACAGGGCTACCAGATCTTCGCTGACCGAGATGACGCCGAGAAGGCGGAGAAGGCCGCAAACCGCAAGGGCAAGAAGTACGGAGACTACGCCTACACCGAATCTTCCGTTATCGGCTAACGCTGCCTGTGGTTCCTCCCGTGACAGAAGGGGAGGAACCTAGGGGAACGTTGGACACGATGAGAGGATATGAGGATGGCTCGGAAAGTTCCCAAGCGCGACTACGGGCAGGCCAAGGCCGCCCCCGCTCGCCCGGCGTCGAACTGGAGTCCGTTTGCGGCTCCGAAGGGTCGGCAGGACATCGCCGATAACGTCGAGTACACAGCCTTCGACCGCGTGAAGCGCGAATGGTTCACGCACAAGCCGAAGCGCTAGCAACGAGCCCCGCACCTTTCGGTGCGGGGTTTTGCTATACTCGGGGAACGACCACAGGATCACGACGAAAGGATATGACATGCCCGAATACATGACTGACGCGCGGCTAGCCGAGATTCGAGACGCTGAGTCCCGAAACCTCGCGAAGCTCTTCGACAGCACCGTTACCGAACTGCTCGCCGAAGTCGATCGCCTGCGCGCCGAGCTGACCGCAACCAAACGCGAACGTGACGACATCGCTACACGTTTCAGCGCGCGAGTCGTGATCGGCGAGACCATCGGCGAACTGATGGACAAGCATGACCGGCTTCGCGCCGAACTCGACAAGACCAGACGCGAGTGCAAAGACATGCGCGATTCCCTCACGGATGAACGTGACACACTGCTGTCAGAGTTGCACGCAACCAAGACGGGTCGTTCCGAGAACAACGGCGTCGGGGATGTCGCCAAGCACATCCAGGCCGAGACCATCAATGATCTGCGTCTGAACTAGCCGTAACCCCCACCCGCAAGGGTGGGGGTTTCTGGTATGCTGGACCAAAGACACCATGACGAGAGGACACGAGCATGACGAACACTCGATGCGGTAGCTGCTCTTCGCTCTGCCCGACCTGCAACCCCAAGCCGAACGGGGGCGGGAAGTGACCACCGAAGACACACGTCACCATACTGCGCTCATGGCGGTAGCGGGGTGTTCTTCGAACCTGATTCAGTTCTGGTCGGAAACGAGCAACGACGGTCGTAATTACCTGCTATCTGAACTCGCGAAGTCGCTCCGCAATCTCGAATACGTCGAAGCGAAGCTGGGTCTGAGCATCGACGGACGACCGGACGGTAGTAGTGATGGGCAAGCCTGAGATCATCGGATACCAGGCGGACCCGCTCAACTGGTCAGCGCCGAGCCTGCCTTCTATCTCCATTGACGCGGATGGACTGTGGGTGGAGAGGAATGGCACTCGTCGCCATCTCCCACCGGAAAGCGTCGATGAGTTCTACCTGCGCCACGGGTACAAGCGGGTCTACAAGCCTCGGGAGTTTCACGCCAAGCCCGCGTACGGCGGTTACCGCATCCACTGCAGAACATGCGACACGACGACACTGACATCGGGGTACCTTCCGCACGACTCCGCGAAAATGCACGCTGAACGAGAACACCATTACAGCACTACCTGGTCTTGACCTGGTAGAATAGTCGCATGTACACCACCATCGTCGGGGACTGGTCCGTCGAGACTACTCACGACATCGACCCCGAGTCGCAGGATTATGAGGCCGCGTGCGCTGATGCCGTGCAGCCCACCATCGCTTTTGCACAGGACTGGGGTTCTTCGGCTCACGGTAACCAGTTCGAGGATCCCCCGGGCGTCGAGCACGCGATCGTGGTGCGGAAGATCGAGCCGTGAGATAGGGTCGAAACGCGTCCGAGAGGCCCCGCGCTTGGAGTGTGCGGGGCCTTCCGCGTCTACGGCTCCATGATCTCCCCGCGTCGCACGTTCGCCCGGAACCACGCCGTGAACTCCGGTGTCATCTCCCCGTCTGCGATCTTCTTGGCGTACCGGTCGTACCCACGCGGGTGCATGACCCACGCGGGTGCCTCGCAGCGGTAGTTGTCCTGGAGCTGGTGGTAAAAGTCTTGCAGTACCGTCTTCATGTCGTCATGTTCCATGTGATGAGCTTATCATGCCTGGTCAACGCGGTATGTTACCGTGCGCATCGGAGTCGGGAAACTTTCTGCGAGAAATCTTGCTCCAGGGGTTGCAACGGGGAGCGGAGCGGGATAGGGTTGCGGAAAGACGAAAGGACCAATGATGCAGGACAACTACGACGCCGAAGCGAACCAACTCGACCGGGGATTCAGCCCGTGCCCGCACTGCACCACGGCCTACTACCTGCAGTGCCATGAGTGCCTGAACGAGACCTACCGAAGCGCCGCTAACCACCTCGGTTGGCGCATGGATCATGTGGGCGGATACGGCTGCATTGCCCTCTGCCCCGACCACCGTTAGGCATGATGAGAGGACCAAAGATATGGAAATCATCGACACCGAACTGACCACCCGGGAAATCGCCGACCGACTTGCAGGCAAAATGCAGCACACCGGCCCCGTCACGCTCGTGATCGCACCCGACCGCACCACCGAGCGCGAAAAGCGCTCCCGTTCCTACGGCAACGCCTACAGCCGATACAAGCACCTCGACATCGCGTCGTCGGGTGACTTCCCGGACATCGAAACCGCCCGCGCCGCCGCTGTCGACGTTCTCACCAGCAGAGGAGCCGCGGCCGAGGACATCGAAGCAGTCCGCGCCATCAAGTTCGGTCGGGGCATCACCGCGGCCGGGCTCTACCTCCTCATTCGCGAGACCGACTGAACGGATCTTCGCACAAGACGCGGAGTAGCCGAAAAGAATCTGAGAAAGTTGCCCCACCCGCTTGCCACGATGGCAGGCGGGTGTTAGGCTTTGGAGGTAAGCAACGATCAACGACGCGAGGATGAAGATCATGAACAACTCTTCCACCACCCAGACCATCGCCCAGTCCGTCCGGGAATCCCTGGAACTCCTCTTCATCGAGGTCTCCCGCGACCCCTTCGGCGATGAGGCCAAGTACGGCTCGCGCATGATCGTCCGGGCGTACGGCGAGCGCGTCTCGTCAGCAGTGCGCGAGATCATCGAGGCCGGTACCGCCCAGAACAAGTACCTCGCCGAGATGGACAAGCTCAACGACATGGAGCGCACCGAAGGTGCGAACGAGATGTTCGACATGGCTTACGAGCTGTGCGAACTCCAGTCGGACCTCTGCGAGTTCATCGCCGAGCAGGCTTCGAAGTCGTTCATGTCGCTCGCCGACGTTCTCTAGCCACACACACACACACACACCACGGGACCCCGAAAGTGGTCCCGTTTCGCTATCAGGAGGAAGCATGACCGAGACCGAAGACAACCGCACCAGAGAAGAACTGGTCACGGAACTGCGAGCGGCGTACGCCGAGATCAGCAGGCAGCAAGACGCGTTGCACCTGGCGTGGCAGAAAGAGCGCGACGCGTACCGAGAGGAGGCTGCGCAAGCGCGTCGGGAGGCGTGGCGCGTCGTCACGTTCAATCCGCAGTTGTACGTCATGAGCCACGTGGAAAACGAGTTCAAGTTGCTCATGAGCGCTGCGCGGGGTCACAAGTGCACCAAGGGTGGCACCGATATGGCCGAAACCCACGCGGCGATGCGTGCGTTCTGGGATCAGTACCGCTCAGTCGAAGGCAGTGCAGATGTCAGCGCTGCGGTTGAGATCAAGCGGCTGCGCGAGTACATGCAGGAGGTCGGGAGCCAGCTCCACGCGGATACCGAACCGGACGAGTATGGGGATGGCTGCCCGTGTGTGGGGTGTGATCTAGTTCGGGGGATCGATGCGAACGTGTAAGCGCTTGCCAGACTGGGGAGTGACCTGACTCAACACGCAATTAGGGGCTCTGCACCGGCCAGCCGCCCGAAAAAGAAAAACCCTTTCAAATCGGGCATCGACCCCGGCCACCTGGGCCCCGCGATCTGTGATATCCTGGTCATTCACGATGAAAGGACATGATGATGGGCAACAAAGAAGAGGAAGCCAAGCGCAGGCTCTTGAAGGGGCTCACTGACCCCGCCAAGCACAACCCCTACCACAAGGCGCAGCTCAAGAAGGATGCCGACAAGGCGAAGGCTGTCAAGGCCGCGCTTGCCAAGCGCAAGGGCAAGCACACCAAGCGTCGCGACGATGGTAACGATGGTGTGATTGACACAGGCATGTTCGGTCGGTAACCACATAGCTACACACAGGGGCATCCCGCCATGGGGTGCCCCTTCTCTATGCCCTGTGTAGCTCTCTAAGGGCTTGACCCTGCATACCCTAACCCGTGTAAGCATCTCGCCCGTGAGGCCGCCAGCGTGCCGCACAGCGGCCGGACGGGCTATGTACGTCTAGGACTACGGCCCGCGCTGGCAGGCTTGGCCCTGGGAATTCCCGGGAACATAGGTGGGAACAGGACCCATGTGCTGACATATGGCCTGACCTGCAATTCCTACCAAACAACATAACTTTCGGGAAGTGTTGTTCCCACAACCGTTCCCAGTTCCCGCCAAAGTTGAGCCACCAAGGCTCAACTCTCAATACCGGGACGTTCCGGGAACTTGCCACCCATGGACGCATGACGGGACGAAAGCTCGCGCCCAACCTCCGCCAGCGCGGTGCGCAACTCCACGGTGGCCGCGGCCCACTGCTCGTCCGTCAATTCCGCGGCCTGTAGGGCCCTCTGGAGGACTCCGGCGATCATCCGCGCCTCTGCTTGCACACTCTCGATGTAACGCTCTGAGAGGCCCGCTGAGACGGCCGCACGGGCCACCTGCGCCCCGTGGGCGCGTTCCTCCCGCCCGAGGCGCACCCACTCCCGCAACTCGCGCCCTGCGCGGCTCCGCGCGATCTCGAATTTCTCGGGCTCCCAGTCGTGCTCCTGCGCCTCCAACTCGGCTTCACGTTGGATCTCTTTGCCGATCCGTTCCTCAAGCCACAGGATCCGGTACCCGGATCGCCGAACCTCGCTCAGGATCGCGTCCCACGGGGCAACGTCGACTTCGCCCTTATGCGGCATCTGCTTGGCACTCATGCGTTTTCCCAGCTCCTAGCGTTTTCGTGTCTCGGATTGTGCCCCTGACCAGGCGATGCAGGGGTAGAACAGGGGTAGAAATTCTACCTCTGCAGGGTCTGACCTGCGAAAACAGGCCAAATGCAGGGGTAGACAGGGGTAAAACGCGTGTTTGCTCACCACCTATAAGAGCACAGTAATATATTACTCTATTTCTCATGTACATTAATCATCATTCTACCCCTGGCTACCTCTGCAGTATTTTAGTGTTTTCCCTAGTAGAAGTACTTGGAAAGCCTTTTCCAAGTCTGCAGAGGTACCGAGGTCACAGCCCCAATCTACCCCTGATCTACCTCTGCATTTACCCCTGCTACCCCTGCAAACTCGCCGGACGAGCATACTCTCAGTAGTTCCGTCATAACTTTCGCCTTCACGCTTCGAAGCCGCTATAGGTACTCACAGTGAAACCGGACAAAAAATGCAGGGGTAGTGCAGGGGTAGCAGGATCTACCCCTGCACACCTCCGCGCTACCCCTGCATTCACGCAGTGCACGCATTCACCTACTGCTAGTCTCGATCGTCCACAGGTATCCGGCCCGCGTGGACTTCTCGCTCTTGCACACCATGATGTCCCTGAACCAGGTCCGGTCCTTGTAGTCCAAGAACTTGGTGAGCGAGCTTTTGAACGACGCGTCGGAGAACCCGTTCCACCGGTGGGCGAGCGCGTTCGGCATGGCGTCCTGCAGGTCGGTACCGAACTTGAGTGCGTCCACGATCTCCCGGCACGTGATCGGCTTCGTGCCGAACTGCGATCGGAGCGCGTGCAGGAACACCCACCATTCCTCATCCTCGGCGGTCATGCCGAGCTGTGTCGACGTGGCGTCGAACTCGTCGCCGAGTCCTGCGTGCTGCAGGATGCCCGAAACCATCTGACGCCACTGGGCGTATGAGTCCGAACTCGTGGCCGCTGGCATCTGCGCACCCGCGTACAGCCATGACCGGATCACGGTCATGAGCGCTGACAGGTACGGGCCGCGGTTGTTCGACATCCATCCGACAGGGTTGGCGATTTGGAATCCGGTACGCTTCTCGGGTTCGGGACCGGCGTCGAGCCGGATCTTGAGGACACGCCGCGCCATGTCCCCTCCGAAGGTGACGTTGTTGCCCGTCACCATCCACAACCTGTCGTTGGGCAGGATCGCGTCAACGTTCCCGCCGAGCAGTCGGTCTGACCAGGTTTCAGCGGTGAGCAGCGCTTCAAGCGATGCCGACTTGACCATGCCGCGCACGTTGTCGAACACGATGATCCCTTCGGAGCCGAGCAGCGCCGTGGTGATCGTCTTCTTCATCTCAGACTCTTTGTCGGGCAGGGAGCCGCGGAGGGTACCGCCGTGGAGTTTGCGGAGCATGCCGACGAGGAATCCTTTACCCGAACCGGAGTTGCGCGCCCCGACCTCGACCATCTTGTACGGTGCGGGAGAGAGGTAGCGCAGCAGCGGGGTGAACGCGCAGCCGAACCAGTTGCACCGGTCGGCTTCGGTTTCGAACGGGAACTGCGAGAACGGGTACTTGATAAGCGTTGCGGCTTCAAACAGTGCTTGCCGCGTGGGCTCTTCGGGGACATGGATTTTCAACCCCTCTTCGGGCTGGTACAGCATCTTGGTAACCGAGTCGTAACCGGGCTGGTCGATGAGTTCGCCATCAGCGCGGAACAGGGGGATGCTGGTGATCCCTTGGATCTCGCGCGCGTTGTTCAGTCGGTGAACGGCTCCGATTGCGTTTTCAGCAGGCACCAAAGGGAAGTTGATGTCAACTTCCCCCCTGTCTTTCACGTGCTTGATCGACCGGAACGTGTAGTCGATTTCAGCGCGCAACTGCTTGGCGTTCAGCGGTTGAATCGCGCCGGGGATGATGCGGACCAGGTTGCCCTGCCTGCGAAACAGGTGATCGAGTTCACCGACGCCGACACGACGAGAAAGCCACAGGTGCAGACTTGCGGGCTCCGTGGCATCGCACAGGGGGCGATCGGCGTCGGTGACCGCGGAGTCGTTGACAACTGCGGGAACGGTAACGGAGGGTTCTGGAACGTCGTCCGCGATATCGCCGAACATCATCCGACGAAGATCGTCACTTGATGCACTGGTAGTATTAGTGCTATCATCTTCCATGAATAAATCCTTTGAGGCCATATTGCGTTGGTTTGCGAGGGTGGCACTATGCCGAGTGCCGACGAGCAGGGCCCTAGTTTCCGCTAGGGCCCTGCCGCACATCAGGAGGACGACCGATTGCGGCGCGCTTCATACTCGCGGCGCATCCGCTCGGTTCGATCGTGGTTTTCCTGCATGTACTTGAGCGCTTCGTCGGGGTTCGGGTACTCGCCTTCATAGGGGATCACCACGGTTCCGTCAGGCCGTTGGAACGCGCCAGCCACCTGATCGTCGGTGTCGCAGATGGGATCGGTAGTGCAGGTGTGCTCGTTGTCCTCAAGCTTGACGTGCACTGCCCACGCGATGATCGGACCGGTTACCCATTCGCAGGGACGATTGTCATCGTCGGTCACGATGTGCAGGGCAATGTATCCTGGCTGGGCAGGAATAATGCTATGAGCGGTGCTGATGCCTTCCATGCTGCTTAATCCTCCTCATCGTTCTCTTTGATCGGAACGAGCCGGTAGCCCAGCGCTTTCGCGTGGCCTTCGACCATGTGCAGTCGCTGCTTGTGTTTCGCGTCGTCACCGGCGTCACCCCATCGGGCGTTGGCTGCGTTACGCGCCCGTTCTACGCGCTGCGCTTTCGTGAGTGCCACAGAGTCTATCCTCTCGTCGGTGCCGGTCTGCCCGTGGCAATCGGCTCGTGTGCATATATGCTATCACGACTCAGGCGACAACATCATCGGGTAGGATAGAGCTGTGCCCCGGCTCCTCACCCGAAGTCGGGGCACTGTTGCGTCTAGGGGTTGTCCCTGTGGAACGCAGCCCGGTGGGCAAGCCACTCGGGGCCGCCCGCCTCGTACATCTTCCACAGGTCGAAAGCGCCGTTGTCGTAGCGTCGGTGCTCTCGCATGTATGCAGCCTCTTCGCACAGCGTTTCGCGAGCGATGATCGGACGCACAGCGGCCACAACGGCGTGAGCCAACTCCTCATGCCGTTCGCTACCTTCGGTCCACTCGCTGCCCTCTTCGTAGAGGAGAACGTCAGCGGCAGCGCGTTCGGCCTCTGTGAGTTCGTTGCTCATCGCGTCCTCGTCTTCATGCTTTTGAGCACCAGTTCAGCACCGCAGGTCTGGCACCAGAACTCATCGTGGGTTTCGCCATCAGCAACACGGATCCCATCGGTCCAGGGAGCCCAGCGGTAGCAGTACGTGCACCGGTATTCGGTTTCGGTCCGCGTGGTCATGTCAGCGCCCCTCTTCGAACGGCCTGCGGTGCATGCCCCGCTTGGCGTTCTCGACCCGCGTTTCCCGCTTCACGTCGCGCTTCGCAGCGCGGTCGTCGCGGGCGGTGCGGGTGGTCGGTTCGTGTCGTTCGGGGTTGGGCTGTCGGTTGTGCCAGAGTGCCATCTTCTAGTCCTTCTCGTGTTTCATGCAGCGGCAAACACCGCTGTGGGGGAGCTGGGAAGCAACACGCTTGTATTCGCTCCACTGCCCTTGGAAGTACACTTCGACCTTCCCGTCTCGGATGCGAACGGCACCCTCTTCGTCAGGAACGGGATTTTCGTCGGTCATCGTTCAGTCCTTTTCGTGTACCGATCGGTACCCGTACCGGAACACTGACGCGGCGCGTCATGTGGCCCGTGGGTTCCATCGTTGTGTGCGGAAAGGTTCCCGTCTGCCTTGATGCGGGCACGCCTCCCGCAGATACCGCATGTCACAGTGGTTGTCATCGTTCAGTCCTCTTTCGTGTCGTCGTCAACGTCTTCAGGTGCAGGCTGGTGTGGGTAGTTCTCCCACTCGCGACGCTGGATGATCGATTCTGCGGCGTACAGCGCCCCGTCGATGCTTTCGTCAGCACCGGACGAACCGAACCCTACTTCGGTAAAATCGTCCTCCCCGTCGCGGCAGCGGGTGATCGAGAAGTCGATACGGTACTCGGTTGTCACTTTTCGGCCTCTTCCGCGTTGTTCAGCTTCGCACGTGCCGCTTCGGCCTTATCGAGCAATTCTCCCCAGGTCACACCCGTAGCGGGATCCGGGATTGCTGCCCGGTACTCCTCTTCGGTTTCGAATCGACTGTTCGGGTAGTAACTCATCGTCCGTCTTCCTTCTCTGTGTCGTCAACGGGCACCAACCGATACCCGAGGTTTTCCGCCTGCGCTTCGAGCATGACCAGGCGTTGTTTCCGCTTGTCGTCTTCGGTCTTGCCCTTCCACCTCGCCTGCGCGGCGTTGCGGGCGCGTTCGACGCGTTGTTCCTTGTCCATTTGTGTCCTTAGTTGCCGGGGTGGGTGCCGCTGCGGTTGCAGTGCGACGCCCAAGGGCTACCGGGATATTGCGGACGCCCATCGTTGTGGTGCCAGATGGTGCCGTTCTTTCGGAGCGCGATGAACTTGCCGCATCCGGGGCACTTCACGCGTTGTCGCATGTCTTGCTCCTCTCGTTAGCAAGCATCCTATCACACGTTCCCGGCTCGCCTGCCCGCCTGCCAGCCGCTTTCGAACGTCCTACGTTGGGATGACTCATCATCGTTCGCCCCGATGGAGAACATGACGGTCCGAAGCTCGGACCACGCCTCATCAGCGCTCATGGTGCCCATCTTCCCGAGCCGGTACGCGGCGACGTTCAGTTCGTTGTTGCGGGTCCCCGGTGCCGCGTTCCCGAGCCGGTCAAGCACCCGTTCGGCTTCGCGCTCTGCTGCAGCACTGCCCGGTTCGAACTGCGGTTCGTATCGCTCCGCACGCTCAGGCTTGCGCGTCAACTCCACGAGCCAATCGGGAGCCGGGAGGATCATCGTACGCCTGATACCGTCCCGCGGGACCACTTGATAGCCTCCGCAGCCCGGAGCTTTCACGAGGCCCCCGATGCCCTTCACGTCCAGGTTTGGTGCCAGGTGGCCGGATGAGTCGCTGCGAACGCCGCCTTCTGCGTCTGCGATCTCGTCCCAGCGGAAGTAGAGGTGCGCCCCGCCCGAGGGCGTGGCGACGGTCATGGTTCGGGTGAACTCCTCGACGCCAGCGCCGTTCACCTTTGCGAGGTCGCGGAACACCTCGAACCCGTTGATACCGTGCTTGGTATCAATGTCCAAGATCCACACCCCCGAACCGGGCCCCGTGGCGATCCCCACGGGATACCCTGTGAACTCCCCGCCTGCCCACCACTCCCGGATCTGGTCGAGATCAGCAGTGGCGCGTTCTTTCCAGCCTTCGATGGCGGGGCGCTTGGTTCCGGGAACCAGCGGAAAGACCTTGAACCCGAGCTGCGAGCAGGCGTACGCCACCGCTCCTGAGCTGGGAGCTTGCCCCCCGGCTGCGGTTTCATCGAACTTTACAGTAGTCACATCATCACTCTTTCATCTTCGATCGTCGTTGTTCAAGCTTACCCGCGTCTGATACCATTGCGCTACCGGGACAACCCGCTGACGATTGCAATGATCGAAGATGATGAAGGGACACACCGTGAGTAACAACGACATGGGGATGTACGAGGACCCTGCGGTCCTCAAGGCGATCCGGGAACACCTCGCCGAGCAGGCACGCGAATCTCACCAGGATGACTGGTACGAAACCGACGAACGACACGAAGATGAGGAGAACTAGCATGGATGTGTACCGAGATGATGAGGCGCGAGAGGCTGCCACCAAGGGCTGGGGGGACGAACCCCTGGACGTGGTTTCGGACGAGTTCGCGGAGTTCGCAGCGGAAGAGTGCGAATTCGACGACCCCACCGTGAAGGACTTCACCGTTTCCGGGCAGCCGTTCACTGGGCGTGTACTGGGATTCGGTTCCTCCCGCCACCAGAACGGCACCCACAACGGGCACATGCCCGGTACGGTGCTGCCCCGCGGGCAGACGTGCTCCGCGTGCCGGTGGGCCGATGTGGCGATCATGGGCGTGAACACTGACGACAACGTTCCTATGTTCCTCGTACTGACCATCGGCAAGTCCACGATCCCCGGCGAGGACCAGCGGGTGTCGACCACGTGGACGCCCGACGCTCTTGAAGTCCTCAAGTCCCTGTACGTCAAGAGCAAGAACGGGCACCCCCCGAAGATCCCGATCCCGAACGCCACCGCGTTCCGCGCCGCCGCGGCTGTCGACAAGTCGATTGATCGCGTGTTGGAGCGGTTCGAGGACATGGTGCCGCTGGTGCCGGAAGATGACATCTTCGGGTGACACAGGCCCCGACTTGCACGCAACGGCGCACCATGATAGATTTGACAGGTCTCACCAAGCTTTCGAGCTACGGGGGCCGGAAAC